CCGCCGCGCTGCCACACGTTCTCCACGAAGACCTGGTTAGTGGCGTTGGTCGGGTCGGAGCTGAACGGCTTACCGCCGGTCGCTCCGCCGTAGGCGCAGAAGCTGTCGGTCGGCGAGGCGAGCAACAGGTTGCGCCGGATGGTGTTGTTCTTGATCGGCGCGAAGTCGGGGTAGCCGGTCAGGTCGGCCGAGCATCCCAGCGAGGTCGTATCGTCCACGATCGGGAAATCGCAGACGAGGACGTTGTGCGTCGCCGTGGTGCCCTGCTCTTCGCGCAGTCCGGACCCGTGCTGGGCACCCTGCAACTGCTGGCCATGCAGCCATGAATCGGTGACGCCACAGGTTCGGGCGCAGTACATCGAGCGGTTGCCGCCGCGTACCTCGACCCTGACAGCGGTGAAATCGTGGTCGCCGATACACAGGCACTGGTCGCGCGCGCCGTTGACCACCGTCGAATCGGTGATGGTGAACGACGCCGAGGCCGTCGCCGAGTCGGTCACGTCGGTTCCGTTGAGCATGGAGAATCGGATCGTGACGTTGGCCGCACGGATGTCCAGCGTCGCGCAGGTCACCAGCTGGTGATCGATGACCGTTCCGGCGGCGGTGATGGTGCAGGGCCCGGTGTAGCTGGTGAGCACCGCGCCGGCGGGGACGCCGGTGTTGCCGGGGCCGGGCCAGCAGCCGCCCCACGGGTCAGCTCCGCCGGGCACGTTGGTGCCAGCCACCGGGCAGCCCGCCGGCGGCGGACTCGTGGTCGTGGTCGGCGTCGGGCTGGGCGTGGTGGGCGTTGGTGACGGAGTCGTCGGGGTCGGCGAAGGGCTGGGCGACGGCGAAGGGCTGGGCGTACCGCTCGGCGATGGCGACGGGCTGGCCGTCGAATTGGAGACCGCCACGCAATCAGTGAGCCAGTTCTTTGCCCTGCTCGACAGCCCAGCCGTGCCGGCCGCGATGCGAGCTCTGCACCACGCGTTGAGGTCGTCTCCGGACAGCCCAGCCGGCACGGTGATGTCGACCGGCGCGGCGGACAGCGGAGTCGGCGCCGAGCCGCCGCTGGCGACCAGGATGGAGAGCGTCACGACGGCGGCGACCAGTGCGAGCACCAGAGCCGTGTAAATCGCATTGAACCGAGGGAAAATTCTCATTACACGTATCTCCGAGCGGTGTAGAAGCCGTACAGAGCTCGGACCGACACCTTTGCGCCCGAGTGAGGTGCCTCGACGATCTGCCCGTTGCCGATGTAGATGACCACGTGACCGAGGCTCGAGTAGGGGAAAACCAGATCGCCCGGACGCAGATCGGAGCGGGACACGTAACGCCCATAGTGGCTCTGCTCCGCCGCGTTGTGCGGCAACCGTATGCCGACCGATGCATAGGCGGCCATGGCCAGCCCGCTGCAGTCATAGGTGTTCGGCCCTGCGGTGCCCCACGCATACCACTTGCCGACCTGGCGGAGCGCGAAGGCGACTGCGCGATCGGCCGCGCTCGAGCTGGTCGCGACGGGAGCCGGCGCCGGCGCCACCGCGGCGACGGCCGGTCGAGGCGCAGCAGGCTTACCCGTGCAAACGAGCAGAATCCGGTCGCCCGGCCAGATGCGGTCGGCGTTGGCGACGCCGGAGGCCGCAGCGAGCGCGGGGTAGGCCGCAGAACTGCCACAGAATCGGGCCGCAATGGCGCTGAGCGTGTCGCCAGCCACTACCCGGTAGGTCGGTGTGGCCAGCGATTCTGTGACCGCTGTGAGGCGTACAGCGGGCCGCGGCCCTTCCGCAGGCTCCGCTCTCAGCACAACGGCGGCCGGCGGAGATTGTGTCTCCGTTGCGGCCGCCGCGTGCGCTGGCGTTGCGCTGAGTGTAGCCATGCAGGTGAACAGTGTCGTCAGCGCGAGTGCGCCCTTTCGTACCATGACCGCTCCGGGGTGCCGATCCAGGGCACACATGCGCACCTTGCCACGGGGCCGAGGGCAATCATGACCGACCCGAGCTCAGACCTGGATCTATGGACATGAAGCCTCGACGGTACCGGAGCTAGTAGGTTGGCGGAACTGTCCGCGTGGTGCGTTTGCTTCAGATGGTGCTGATCAAGCGCTGGGCGGCCGGCGCTGTAGCGTGAAACCGATCGGGCTGGCGCCGGCCAGCGCCATCAGGAACAGGCCGAGAAACAGCAGGCTGACCCGACCGGTGTCGACGCCGGCCAACTGCAGAACGAAGCCGACCGCGAAGACGATGGCCGCGAGGATCATGAGCATGGCTACTCCCTAGGCTGGCGGAGGCGGGCCGGGATTCACGGTCCGCTCGATGGCGGGCGCGATGCCGGTGGGGTGCCACCAGAGCCGATATGAGGCGAGCGCGGCGCCCGCGACGATGAGCGCGGCATGTACCCAGGTCACACCGGTGAGTTGCCCCGTCAGGAGCGCCGTAACCCCTCCGGCGACGATCGACACCGCGATGGCGACGACGCCTTTGAGCCACGACGGCCAGGCCACCCGGTTGACCGCGGCGACTATGGCGGGCAGCAGCGCGCCGACGATCAGCGCCCACATGTCAAGATCGCTCATTGGTACTCTTTTCTCGTCTAGCCGCGAACAGGACATAAAGGCGCCAGCCGAAGACGATGTCTTGACCGAGCAGCGCCACCAGAACAGCCCACCACGGAGCAACGACGTGGAACACCGCCAACAGAAAGATCACGTCGAAGGTCAGCGCGACCCAGGCCAGCCCAGCCTGCAGCCAGGCCATCGACGGCGTTTCATTGCGGCGCGGGTCGCCGTAGGCAATGACAAACGCCAGCCCGAACGCCAGCGATATCAAGATCAGCAACCCGTAGATCACCCTCACGCGCCGCCTCGCTCTTCCCACCGTCGCCGTTGGTTCAATGATCTCTCAAACTCGCGCGTGTACCGCCGGGCGCGCTGGGTCAATTCGGCCGCAGTGCGCTCCGTGCGTGCGACGATGTCGCCCAGATCCTCGGCATCACGCAGCGAGGCCTCGGCGTTGACGTTGGCCTGTCTGGCTGCGTCTCCGTTGCCGTGTCGGTGCGGACGCCACCACGGCCACCACTTCATCCCGTGTCCCGTCGCCGTAGGTCAGCGGTCATGGTCTGCAGTAGCGCCATCATCTCCCGCTGCGATACCGCCAGTTGCTCGACGGACGTGATCAGCTTGTCGAAGTGCCCGGTAAGTACCGTGTTGGCCTCGGCCGACGTCCTGGCGGCCGAGCGCCAGTCGTCGGCGCGCCGGCGCTCCGATGTGATCGCGATGCGGGTCATGGTGACGACGAACCCGAGCAACGCGGCGGCGGCGCCAGCGGTGATCAGGTTTTCAAGCATCGCTGGCGCCCTCGCGTTCTGTTGTGCTGGCTACTGAGACAGGCGGTTGTGCAGCTCGTCGGCGACCGCCTCGGCGATCTCCGTCACGGTCGGCCCGCTAGACCCGCCGCCAGCCGGCGGCAGCGCCGCGACCACGGCGGCCGCGACGTCGGCGATGAGCTTGGCTCGGACGTCGGTCTTGTGCGGCCCGAACGTGCCCGGCCGCCACTGGTTGTTGGCGTACGGGTCATGGGCAGGGTCGTTGGGGTTGCCGTTGGCCGTGCCGATGCCGGCCGCCACCAGCGCCCGCCCGATCGGCCCGACCGGATCAACGATCGGCTCGTAAGACCAGCCGGTCGAGCTGAGCGTGTCAGGCGAGATGACGAACTGGCCGCCTTCTGGGTCGATGAGTCGGAACATTTCGGCGTTTCCCTTCGGTGCTGTCGCTGTTGGCGCAACGCCGAGCAGCGTGCGCAGATCGTTGATCGTTCCGCGAAACGCATTCGCGTCGCATATCGGTTGCGTGCCGATGGTCAGCTGCGAGCCGTACTGGAGAAGAGCGGGCGTCTGGCCGCTGTAGGCCGTCCACCGTGAACTCGCATCGCCCGGGTAGGCCGCGAGGTAGTGCGCAACCGGATTGCTGCCGTAGTTGGCGTTCCAGAGCGGCGCCGGGCTGCCCGTGAGCTGGTCGCCGTACTGTCCGCGCGACGCGTACAGGATGACCTTTTTGGGCTGCGCTGCGATGAGCTGTCGGGTGAACTCGAGGCCGGTCGCCGCAGTGACGTGGTCGTATGGCCAGTTCTCAAGGTCGACCTGCAGAAAGAAGCCCGGGAACGTGCGCCACCATGGCGCGACCGCGTCGAGGTAGCTCAGGAAATAGTCGACCTGCTCGGCAGGCGAGGTCGAGCGGACGACATGGTAGGCGCCGACGAACTCCATGCCGGCGTCGCGCGCTCGAGCGACCGCCTCGCCGGAATGCGTGTGCTTGATCCAGGTGGCCTCGGTGAACTTATGCGTGAAGCCGACGATCCCGTCCGCCTTTGCCGCGCGCAGATCCATCGGGCCGCGGTCCCAGTCGTAATCGCTGGCGTCCCACAGAAACAGGGTCATGGCTGCACTCCTAGGCTGTGTAGTACGACCCGCAGACGATGAGGCCGTCACCGCTGCCCCATGTGAACGGAGCGGTCGCGGTGATGTTCGTAACGGCGCTGATGGTGCTCTTGTAGAACATCGTTACCGTCGAGCCAGAGAGCCTCGTCTCGACCGGCCACTCCGCCAGACCGGCATCGACCGCTACGGCGAGCGTCGGAAACAGGGTGTTGCCGGTGAAGGCCCAGTCGGTCGACGGCGCCACCGGCAACGTGAAGGCCGGAGCTGTTCCGATGGCACTCCCCGCGCCGAGTAAGAAGCTCCACAGGAAATCCACCGATTTGCCGAGCCTGCGATAGTTGGCGACCTGGGTGCCGCCGGTTGTGGTGATGTTGCTCAGCGTCGACACCCACGGAGACCACGACGCGGTAAGCGCCGTAGCGATGTCGGCCAGCGTCGATAGCGCCACCGCCCGCACCTTCGCGACCACGAAGCTGGGTACGGTGCCAGTCCAGTCCCCCATCGGAGCTCCTTACAGACTTAGGACGCCGGGCGTCGCGAACTCGATGGGCGTCGGCTGCCCCGTGGCGGCGCTGATCGCAGTATGTGCCCTCGCGGCAGTGCCCAGTACGCCGCGGGTAACCGCGAGCGTCTGCGGAGAGAGCGCCGTCAGGTTGTCCCAGTGGGTCGAGAAGGGCGTTGGGTTGGTCCAACCACCGGGGACCGACGAGTAGAACGTGACGTACCCAGGCGCGATGACGTTGACTGCGGAGAGCTGGGACAGCCAAGCGGTCGGCTCAGGGTCGCTCGCGCTGTACGCCTTCATGCGCACGACGCGTCCGAAGGCGGAGATCCGCACGCGGATGACGCCACCCGGCGCGACGTTGGTTAAGCCATGAAAGATCGGGTCGAACTGGGTTTCGGCGTCATTGATGACCTCTCGCACGTTGGCCGTATAGCTACCGCCCGCAGTGTCGAAAATGCGGTAGCTGATGTAGTTCCCTCCGACGACGCGGGTACGTATGCCGTACTCACCGGTACCGGCGCCAGTGCTCGCGACCGGATCGATGTCGAGATAGAAGTCGAAGTCTGAGCACGTGATATTCATTTTCACTTCGACGGTGTTCGGCACTGCGGTGTGCTCGGTCAGTCCCGTAGTCCCGTCGGTCCTGGCGTTGGCGTTGGCGTCGTACGTCTGACCGCTGTCCGCTGTGCCCCAACCGCCGGCCACCACGCGCGTAAAGGCGTCGGCCATGCCGGACGTTGCGCCGTTAATGATCATCTTCTCGCCATCGATCCGTATGACCGCCCGACCGCCGTACCAATCATCAAAACCGGTGGACAGCGACGGAGTCGACGAACCGAACAGCGTGAGATCGCTCGAGGTCATGTCGTTGTTAAGCGTCCAAGTCTCGGGGATGGCGTAGCCGAGAAATTCGTCTTGATCGCCGACGGTCGCCGCCGACCGGAATATCCGGTGTGGGCTGAACGGTGACAGGTTGAGCTCGACGTCCCAGACCTTCTGGTCGAAGCTCTCCGTATAACCCTCGAGCACCTGATCGATGTCGTCCGGCGGCTGGTCGGCCGGCGGATGCAGGATGCGGATTCGGGCGCCGATGTCGCAGGCAAGCCAGGCCGGTATCAGCGACGTCGCAGCCGGGCGCGCGAAGTTGACCTTTACCGACGGGTAACGCGACTCGTCCACCGTGCCGTGAACCACTCGATAGCTGGCCTGGATGGCGAGGTCGGGATAGTCGGCAAAGGTGTTGACTTGCTTGGAGGTGTCGATCTTGCCCGCCTTGGCCGTCCCCGCGTTCCCCGTGGTCTGCACCTGGCGGGAGAATGAGCCGGCCACGCTGCCGTTGATCCTGGTAACGGTGACGTCGTTGCGGATGAGCTGATCATCATCGATCGGCGTGAAGTCGGGCGAGAGCTGGCCGAGCGCATTATCCAGCGTCAGATCCGGCGCCTGATTGGTGAATCCGACATTGGTGTAGAGCGTCAGTACGCCGCTGCGCGCCTCGGTCAGCACGCCATTATCGACGTCGCGGGACTGGCGGGCCACGTTCAGGAACGTGTCAATCGCCCACGGTCCCATGTTGAGAAGCTGTGGGGTGCCCGAGAAGGCGATTGGCACGCCCTCCTGACCGCACAGAGCGACCAGGTTGCTACTGGGAAACCCCTGATTGAAGCCGCTCAGGCTGGACTGAGCCATATTGGCGGCGGCGGTGCCTGCAAGCGTAAACCCGCCGTTGGCGTGAATTGAGGCCGCGCCGAAAGTAATGATTGGCAGATTTGGGTCGGGCGTATGGCCAATCGAAGTCACTGAGCCGAGATTGGCCAGGGCAACCGTCCCGCTACTGCCGAAGCCACTGCCGCTCTCGATCCTGGCTGGCACCCAGAACCAAACAAAATCGTACGATCCCGGCGTACCCGGCGTCGGGACTACGCCCAGCTCAAACTGAAACGGTATCCCGTAGAAGTCGACATCCGCAGCGATGGCCTGCGCGTTGCCCGGCAGCAGCTGCGTACCGACAGAGTTGAACGCCTGGAGCTGCAGCGTCGCGCGCCCCGGCGTGCTGGTCGGGTTGAGCGTGGCAGTCCAGCGCGTGGCAGTGCCATCGGTGGTGAAGTCAAACAGCGTAACGGTGGTGGAGGGCGCGGCCGGCACATTGAGCACCGCGGCCAGCCGGAACTGACTCATCGGCGCCGGCGCGGTGTAGTACCCGCGCGCCGCGTCGCCCGTGGCCAGCGCGAAGGTTGGCAGCGGCAGTGTCCCCTTGGCGGCGCCGTCGGCCGCCTTCGTCGGTGTGCCCGCCACGGTGAGCGGCTGCTGGTCGGAGAAGTACGACGTGAACTGGCTCGAGGCCGCCCCATCCTCCATCGGCCAAAACGCGACGATGTCCGTGAGCGCTGCCCTGGCGCGCACCAGCGCGGAACGGATCGGCGTCGAGCCCTGGCCAAGGCGGCGCGTGATGCCCTCGGCGACGATGTTCACATACTTGAACTTGCCCGACGTATCAGACTTCAATGGCCAGGACGGAACGAAGCCGATAAACCGCGTGGTCAGACCGGTGCCCGGATCGATGTCGACCCGTAGCGGCGTGTTGCGGCCGAACTGGCCGAACCAGGGCCCGGCCGGATTGCGCGGCGAGAAGATCCCCGGGATGTTGTATGGCGGCAATGCGAAGTTTTTCAGCGTCAGCGCGCAGGAGCTCGGCGGCGGTTCTGTCTGCTCGTCCTGGCGGCCGCGCTTGATGATGATGCGGCTGGCCCAGAGCACATAGGCCGTAATGTCTGTCCAGATGTAAGTGGACGGATTCGAGTTGGGGTTGGCTCCGAGCGCGATGTAAACCCTGATCGCCAGGTTTGTGCCCGGATAGGTGACGACGGGCAGTGACGTCGAGGTGGTGGTATCGCCGCCCAGTCCGCCCGCGGCCGCGTCTCTGCCACCGTGGCCGTAGCCACGGTGGATGGCGCGACGGATGCGCAGCGAGCGGGTGGGCGTCGGCATTAGTTCAGGCTCTCGAGCGCGTAGTCATGCACTTGAATCGAGTTGCTGCCTGAGTTGACCGACCACGTGCCGTAGAAGTCGATCAGGTTGGCCACGGTCGAGTCGAAGCCCGTGCCGACCGCCGGCGCGCTCGCCTGCCACGGCAGAGCACCGATGCCGCCGGCGCTCTGCAGCGGCGAACCGATGACGGCCTCCGACTCCCAGACGCCGTTTACCATGAGGTTTGCCGAGGTGCCGGAGCCGACCGCCCGCGCCGTGATCAGCAGCTCGAGCCACCATGTGGTGTTGGTCTTGGCGACGACGTTCAGCGCGAAGGCCTGCGAGGTGGACACGATGATCGGCGTAGCGTTCCAGCGCAGAGACAGCGTGAGCGTGCCCGGCGTGGTGACCACGGTCGAGATGCGCCCTTGCGCGGTCAGCCGGAACTTTTTGCCGATCACGTCGATGAAGCCGGCCGGCATGATGTATTTGGCCTGCCCCGGGAGGAGCGAGGTCGGGGAGGTCGAGGCCGACAGCGCCGGGCCATCACCCTGCGCGCCGATCAACAGGTTGGCGTAGCCGTCAGATGGCATGAGGCGCCTTTCTCAGGATGCCGTAGCGGTGGGTAGGTTGGTGATACCGAGGATGTCCGGACGGCCGCCCTTGGCCCGTACAGCCTGCGCAATGAGCCAGATAATCGCGTCGCCGAGCTGTGAGCCGTCCGAGCCAACCGTGACATGCATATTGCCGCCACCGCCGCCGCCCGCGCTGGCCATGCGCATCGAGTCGCCGTAGCTGTGCACCATCGAGCCATACGGCAGGTCGACAAGCTCTGGCCCGTCCTCGCCGACCCAGGTCCGGCCGCCACGCTGGCCACCGCTGGCCGCCCCCGTGATGCCTCCGGCGCGGTTGCCGCGGTTAGCGCGGTGCGCCTCGACATCGGTTTCGTGGATCTGCTGCAGCGCCTGCTGAATGTTCGTTTTAACCGTTATTCCGATTTCCTTTGGAATGAGGTCAATTGAGGCGGTGACCTGGTCGAGCTGGTTGACGTACTCCGCCGCGGCCTGCGCGTTCAGGCCGAGCGCGGTCAGTTGCGCCATGAGCTTCTGTTTCAGGCCGTCGGTCGACTCGTTGTTTTCGGCGAGCTTGACGGCCAGGGCCTCATAGTCGCGGACGAGATCGCGCACGGAGGCGGCGTTGTCGCGGCCGGCCTGCGTGTTGCGGTCGAGCGTGCCGGCGCCCTTTTCTCCCGCATCACGTTGATCTTTGATCTGCTTCGTGAACCGCTCGATATCGTTGGCGACCTTGTCTTGCGCCTCGCCCATGGCGAAGGCGTCGTCAATGATGCTCTTCAGGCTCTTATCAAGATCATCGAAGCTGGTCGCCGCCGCGGCGGCCGCCGCGCCCAGTGACTGCGTCGGGCCGGTGGCGTCCTCGGTGGCGGCCTTGTACTGCGGCAGGGCGTTGATCAGCGTATCGACCGACACGCCCATTTTGTCGGCCATGTCATGGATGATCGAAAGGGCTCGCGCGCCCTCGCCGTTGGCTTGCAGCTGAGCGAGCGAGGAATCGAACGCCTTCACGCGCTCGGTGTCCTGGTCGAACGAACCGCCCAGACCGACCAGCGAGGCCGACGTGATGCTGATGTCGTTCAGCACCTTATTGAAACCAGAGGCCGACGCCGTCTGCAGCGCGTGGGTCAGCTCATCGGCGTTGTCGCCGAAGACGCGCGCACCCTCGCCCGCGAGCTTGGCCTTGCCATCCCACTTCTCGAGTGAGCGCGTCGTGTCGTCGATGTTGGCAGCAAGCGGTTTCCAAACGGTCTCATTGAGGACCGTGCCCGCGATCTGCAGCGCGACGAACGCTGCGGCCATCTTGCCGACGCCGACGATGGTGGCGGCCGTCGCCCGCTGCATAACGCTCTGGCTCTCCGCCATCTCGAGCAGCGCGGCCCTGGTCGCCACGATGCGGGGCGCCAACACCAGCAGCGACGCGGCGAGCGCGCCTATGCCGGCCACGGTGATCGTGATGGGTCCGGGCAGCGTCTGCACCGTGCGGGCGAAGCCGACCAGCACGTTCTGACCGAACGCCACGACGGGCAGAAACTCTTTGCCGATGACCGCCTTGGCGTTCTCCATTTCGGCGGTCGCGATGCGGGTGGCGTTGGCCAGGCCGGTCGAGGTGTCGGCGAAGTCGCCTTGCGTGGTGGCCGTTTGATCCATGATCTCTTTGAGCGTGGCCGTCGCTTTGTCCTGCATGGTCAGCTGCGAAGTGGCCGTCTTGCCGGTCGCCGCAAGCGCCTTCTGTTCGATCGTCAGGGCGTTGATCGACACGCCGAATCGGCGGATCGGCTCCGTCTCACCGCGAAGCGCCGCCTGCACGGCGACCAGCGTTTCGCCGACGTCGACGTTGAATACCGAGCCCATGTCCGCGGCGCGCTTGGTGAGATTGATCGTCTGCTCGGCGACCTGGTCGGCGGTGAAGCCGAAGTTTTTGAGCATCGCGCCCAGCGGGGTTGCCGCCTCATTGAACGCCCGCGTACTCAGACCGAAGGCGGCGGCGTTGTTGTTGCCCCAATCGTGAATGATTTTCGCACTGTTGCCGAAAGTCTTGTCGACCGCATTGAGTGACTCATTCAGGTTGCTGGCCGCCGAGATGGTTGACGAAACAAGCTCTTTGACCTTCTGGGCGCCGCGCTGGATGAGGTCGGCGACCAGGATTCCGCCCGCGATCTTGCCGACGTCGGCGAAGGCCAACCCGAGAGAGTTGGTCTTTTTCTTGAGAGTCTCGACGGCGGCGCCGGCCGAATCGGCGCCGCCGTCCACCGAGGCCGCCAGCTTTTTCGCCCGCGCGGTCGCGCTGTCGAAACCCTGCGCCGACATGTCTTTTGAGACAACGCGAATCTCGACAACGTTGGGACCGGTGGGCGTGGTCATGCAGCTACCCCGCCAGCTCGAGCGGGGCGACGTTCAGTGTGGCCTCGATCTCCTCCGGCGTCATGTCGCGCGAGCCGGCGCTGAGCGCCCGCTGCACTGCCTCGAGCCACGCCACGGCGAGCGCGTTAACCATGGCCGGCTCCTGACTCTCGACGCCCTCGAGCGTGGTGGGCACGCGGCGGCCGGCTGGCTCCTCGAGGTTCCAGTCGACCAGTACGGCGGCGAACGACTCGTAGAGGTCGCTCATCGCTGCGATGTCCTCGGCGGTGGGTGGGTCGGAGACCTCGCGATCGGCCAACAGCGCGATGCGCTTGTATGCCGCCACGGAGCCAGCCCGCACGGTCATCCACAGGCCCTGGAGTTCGCCGTCGAAGATGATGCGGTACATCTTGCGCGCGACGACGAAGCCGCCGGTTTCGGTGAGCGGCATCGGCTCAGGCCCAGGTCGGAACGGTGCCGTCGGCGAGCACGCCCGGCGCCGTCCAGGTCAGCGAGCCATCCTGGCCGCGGGTAAGCGCGTAGTCGGTGAACAGGCATTCGTTGGGCAGGGTGTCGCCAGAGACGACGATGCTCACGGTGCGGTTCACCGAGGTGCTCGGCACGGTCTTGAACACCGAGTGAGCCGAGGTCGCCGCGTCGTTGAAAACGCCGTTCAGCGTGATCGAGAAATCGGCGAGCAAGAGCAGGCGCTCCATGGCCGACTTGTCGATGCCGGTCACGTCCTGCACGCCGCGCGGCACGCTGAACTGCAGATTGGTGATGTCATTCTTGATCGCCTGCGGAGTGCCGCCGCTGTCATCCACAGACAGCGTCGTCCAGCCGAGGCCAGCTTCCTTAGCCATTGCTCACTTCCCCTTCGGCCCTGCTGGGCGCATAGATGATCTCGGCGTCGCCGAGCGCGCCGACGATTGAGAGCAGCCGCTCGTCGCCGAACTGCTGAACATAGACCCGCGCCGGCTCGTTAACTCGCAGGTCGATGATCACCCTCTCGGTCTGGTTCGGATCTATACCCAGATCGCGAATGGCCTCACGAAACACGTCGGAGATCACGGTTACGGCCACGGCTCACCCCTGCTCGATCGCTGTCTTGAGACGGTCCTGATGTTCGGCGAAGTCGTCGACCCAGTCATCCGCTTTGACCTGCCGCGGCTCGGTGCGGCGCGGGTTGCCGCGCCAGTCACCGTCGCGCACCACGTAGAGCGCCGGTCGCTCGATCGGTACGTGATGCTTGCTGAAACACCGCTGGCCAGCGGGAAACGTGAACGTCACTAACGTTTCACGGACAACTGCAGTGAAGGCGCGCCCGCTGTGAAGGCGGATGTACTGGGCCTGCTGGCGGCCGAGGTCGGTGGCCACGTCCACCGCCGTCGACCAGCCGTTGCGGTAGGCGTCGCAGTCGACCTCGAGGCAGGTCGCGACCCGCATGTGCGTCTCGACCGGCTGCAAGATCTGGTACGTCTTGATCGCCTGCGGAGGCAACGGCGACACGATCCGGTTGACCATCATCAGAACGTCACAGCCGTCGCGTTGCGGGTGGCCATCACGTGGAAGACGGCGCTCGAGAAGGTGCCGGTGGTGACCACGCGCAACCAACGCTTGATATTGATGGCGGCCGTGGCGAGGCGCTGCGTGGTGCGACCGGTCGCTGCGGTGAACGTCCAGCCGGCCACATCGGTGTAGGGGTCGCCCACGGCGTTGTCATCCGAGCTCTGGATCTTCACCGTCACCGAGGTGCCCGCGAAGCTGAACACCTGCAGATAGGCCTGACCGCCGAAGGCGCCGGGCGATACCGAGCCGAGGTCGACACCCGTTCCATTGCTGGCCGCCACGTCGGTACGCTGGCCAGCCGTGAGCTGCGTTCCCCACTCGAGGCCGAAGCCGTTGCTCAGGCTCGACACGGCGAACGTAAGCATCCCGTCGGCAGCGCGGGTCGGATCGTAGTTGATCTGCTTGGCGACCATGCACGCCGCGCTGCCACCGAGCGCCGTGCCGCGACAGTAGGTCTCGATCACGTCATTGAGCGTGAGCGGCGCGAGCACGAAGTGAGCGCCGACTGGCGGCGTGTTGGCGTCGTTGAAAAAGCCCGAGTAGTTGATCGCGCCCTCACGGACCAGACCGAGGCGCTCATGCGCCGACTTGTCAATGCCGGTGACGTCGCCCGCCTTCGGCCCGCCGCGGATCTGCTGAATCGAGCCGACATCGCCGCTCAGGTTGTAACCGTCGACGTACAGATTGTCGCCTAGGCCTGTTTGCTTAGCCATTGCTCACCTATGCCGTTTCTGCCCAGGCGTCATCGATAATGAGGGGGATCGTCATTGTGTAGGCGCGGAACGCCGTATTGTCCTGCGTCATGTAGCCGGCGTCGCAGGACAGCGGTACGCCAGCCATGCCGCGCAGGTCGACGCAGCGGCACAGACCGCCCAGCGTGAAGGCGCCGGCGTACTCCGCATAGAGCGACGACGCCGCGCCCATGAGCTTTGGATCGATTGCGTCCTGCGGCTCATACATCATGTTGATCGTGAGTCGGGACTGCCAGACCAGTAGCGCCGTGGTGGCGGCCAAGCCGGATTGAAAGCCGATCGCTGGCCCGATGCGCTGCAGCCAGAACGACGCGGCCAACCCCTGCCCCGGCTTGGCCTTCGGCTCATGGCCATTGACGGCGTCGAAGACGCCCAGCGCCATCGCGTGCGACTCGAGCGCGGCGAGCAGGCTATTGGCGGTGGCTTCGTCGATGGTCACGAAACACCACCGCCCAGCCGTGGCAGGTAGTGATTGAGGGTGTATTGGATCAGTGCCGTCGCCTGCCCGCGCAGCTGCTGGGTGGCGCGGCGGAAGCTCGCGTAACCCTTGAACCGCGTCGTCTGGTTGCGCCTCGAGGTGCCCTCGAGCCATGGCCCATAGATGATGCCGCGGTCATGTACCCAGGTGCCGACGCCCGGCGGGAACTGCTGGACGGTGACCTGAGTCTCGTAGTACGGCGTCGGGTGGCGGATCGAACGGTCGAGGTTCTGCTGCACGTTGGCCAGCCCCTGCTCGCCCACGCGCCGCTCGGCCTCGCGCAGAAACTCGCCGATGATCGGTGCAGCGGGGTTGCCGAACAGCGTCGGCGCAGCGACGTTCGATCCGCCGAATAGCGGGCCAGACAGGACCACGTCAATCGAGAAGTCGGCACCGGCGCTCATATCGCCTCCGTCCGCGACAGGGTGCCGAACGTGCCGATGACCTGCGCCCAGAGCTCGGCCAGGCCGCTCGTACCGCCGCGCCCGCGGCTGGATGTGCTGGCCGCCCCGACGCCCGGACTGTAGGGCTTGCCGTAGGCCGCCTGCTCCTCCTGCACGGTGTTCTGCGCGAGCGCGATGGCCAGATTCTTGATCGGCTCCGGCGGGCGGTTTTTCAGGATCGGCGCGGTGTCAGCGTGGCTGGCCGCAGTGGTGCCGAGCACAGCGCGGCTCACGGTCAGCGTGCGCGGCGCGTAGATGGTGCTACCGGCGTGGCTGGTCAGCGCGGTGCCGTCGGTCGCGCGGCGCACGATCAGGGTATTGCCCGTGATGTCGACGATCTGCATGCGCTCGGCGTCCAGCAAGATCGTCTCTTCCGTGAAATATTTCGTGCCGTCGGTCACGGCGACGGTGACGTTGGCGGAGCTGGCCGACATCGGCGTCTGCAGCGTCTGGCCGGTGGTCAGCATGGATCGGCGCGTGACGATCATGCGCTCATTGTCGATCTGTAGGAGCTGGCCGGTGCCGATGCCGCTGAACGGTGACGAGTCGGTGCAGGCGATCGAGGTTACCGAGGCATTGATCGCCCCGACCAGCGCGCCGGCCGGATCGGTGTTAGCTCCGTGGCCGAAGGTGCCGGTCAGCACGATCGTGCGCTGATGCGTCGTGCCGCCCTGCCAGGTCGACGACGTGCCTATGTTGATCTCGACGCGGTCGTACGGCGGCCCCGAATCGGCCGGCTCGAGAAAGACGGAGCTGAGCGGGATGGCCACGCCGCCGGAGCTGACCGCGGTCAGCGATATGGCCTCTTGATCCCCATTGAGCCAGATACGCCACGGATAGGCATATTGATAGTTGGGGAAATCGACGTACTTCACGCCCACGGTCGGATAGAAGTGGTGCAGTACCGCGCTGTCGATCTGGTCGGTCGCCGCACCCAGGGCGCGCTTGATCCGGTTGACAGTCCGCGCAGACTCCGCGGCGTCGGAGGCGTACATAACGTCTTCGACTGTGGCATACCAGACAGCGCCCATACCTTCGCCTTGCTTTCTGGCCTACGGCTCGCGCCGAGGTGGGCAAAACATGAAGTTGTCTCACGCAGCGTAGATCAGCGCCCTGGCGGAATCCAGTCGTCAGGGTAGAGAAAGCCGTCGAAGCGGCAGTGTCGGGTGCCCATGATCGCGTCCTCGAGCGGCTCGCCATCGTTGGGGCAGGCCAGCGGCGGCCGGCGCTGCTCGTCCCGCACGTCCTGCGCGTTCTCCCGCAGAATGTTGATCAACCCTCGCCAGGACACGTCATCTCCATTCGTCGTCGCGGTCGCGCGGGTAGTTCCAGCCGTCCACCGGACAGAAGAATTGTCCCTCCGGTCCCTCGCGCAGCGGCTCGCCGTCGTTGGGGCAGGCCAGCGGCACGGCCTGAGAGAGACGCTGCGCCTCCGCGCGCCCTTCGGTGATGATGTCGAGGTACGCGTACCAGCCGACACCACGGGTGTGTCCGACGGTCCTCACGGTGGCGTCAAAGGCCGACCCGCTCGCGCTGGCCAGCCCCGCCGCGGGCGCCGCCGTGCCACCGGTCGAGACGGTGGCATTGAACGCGGTACCCGTCGCGCTGGCCTGGCCAGCGGTGGGCGCTACAGAGGCGCTGGGCGCCTGCGCCGTGCCCGTGGCGTTGGCGACCTCGGCCGGCGCGTTGGTGGCGTTGACGGTCGAGACGGTGGCGTCGAAGGCTGAGCCAGCGCCGGAGGCGAGCCCTGCATTGACTGTGATGGCGACGCTCGACGAGGGCGCCGAGCCGGTGGCATTGGCGACGCCCGCCGCCGGCGCGACCGATGGCGTTGGCGCCTTGGCCGACCCGCTCGCGCTGGTGCTCTGGGCGGTCGGCGCAACCGACGCGGTCGGTGCCTTGGCCGTACCCGTGGCGCTGGTGCTCTGGGCGGCCGGCGCTACCGAGGCGCTCGGAGCTGCGGCCGAGCCGGTGGCATTGGTGACGCCGGCCGCGGGCGCCACAGAGGCGCTGGGCGCGGCGGCTGAGCCGGTGGCGCTAGTTACGCCAGCAGCTGGCGCCACGGACGGCGTCGGCGCCTTCGCCGTGCCGGTGGCGTTGGTGACGCCCGCCGCTGGTGCGATGGAGACCGTAGCCGCCGAGGCGGTGCCGGTCGCGTTGGTGACCTCGGCCGGTGCATTGACCACCGACGCGGCCGAGGCGATGTCGGTCGAGCGCGGCGTCTGGTAGAAGCGGGCCGCACTTGGACCGCGGCCAGGGTGGCGACTGACCGAGATGGCGCCCTGCGCGCCGAGGAAATCGAACGCCGGCGGGTCTGCCGTCGTGGTGATGGTGCCGGTCCGGCTGGTTTCGTTCCCGCCTCCGCCAGTCAGATCCTGGATAGAGCTGGGCGCGGCCTGCATGAAACGGGCCGCCCACTGCGGATTGCCCGCCATGAAATCTTTCAGCGCCGAGGTGCCAAGCGCCTCGATGGTCAGGTCGGCGAGCTCGGATGTCCATACGCCAGCGACCGCGACGTCACCGGTGGAGGCAGCGAAGCTGGTGCCCGCTCCGACCTGAAGGGAGTCGGACGTGCCAGGGTCGGTGTGGTTGGCCGCCCCGACGGCCTCGCCGTGCGACCATGCCCCGCCGGTTGTGTAGTCCCTGAAGTGGCAACGGTAATGGGCCGCCCCGGCGGGCTTGGTCATAGCCGCCCAGTACCAATGGGATCCGGTTAGAGTGCCGAAGCCAGACGAAAAGTCGTTATCGCCGAACAAATGCGCGGTGTCTACGCCGAAGGCTCGCTGATCAGTTCCGCTGAGTAGAGCCGCAATAAAGCCGCTGTTTAGCCCAGTGCTGGGCATAAGCCACAGCACCATCATGGTAAACGCGCCGTTGCTCACGTTGGCGGCGTTGCCAATGGAGAAGTTGACGTGAGAGTTGACGGCGCCGAAATTGAGGCTCATGCGCCCACTTCCCTACTAGGGCCGGTGGGTCAGTTCCATGCGATGAGCCTGTACTGACGCGACCGCACACCGTTGCCGGCGTTGCTGATCGAGAAGCCAGCGAAAATGTCGATCTTCTGGGCGGCCGTCGAGTCGAAACCCGTACCGAGCGCCGGCGTGGTGTTCGGGCCGAGCAGCGTCGGCAGGGTGTTGGCGACAGAGTCGGCGACGGCGGTGTTGGCGATTGTGTTCGACGTGATGATGCTCTGGCCCATGAGCTTCGCCTGCGTGCCGCCGCCTTCGTTCTGACACGTGAGGTCGATGTCGAGCCAGAACGGCAGCGTCGTGTGCGCCGTGGTCGACATCTGAATAGCGCCCGTGGTGAAGGCGATCACGGCGCCGACCATCACCTGGAACGTGATCGTTCCTGGCGTGGTGACAATGTTGGAGATGTCGCCGCGCATCTGGATCGTGAGCGCTTTGCCCGGCGTGAAGAAACCAGCCGGTACGGTGAACTTGCACGCCGCCGCAGCGTCGGTGCCGTCGACGCCGAACACCGATTTGGCCGTGGTGAACGTGGTCTGTAGCGGGCTGTCCGCCTTCTGGGAGACGAGGCACTCACCCCAGGTCTGTAGGCTCATCGGACCTCCCCGGTTAGAGCGCGAACGCCATCAGGCCGGCGGCGTTCCAGATGATCGTAAAGGTTCCCGCCGTAACCGACTGCGTGCCGCCGAAGTAGTTGAAACAGACGCCCTGTTTGGCCACCGTGCCACCGGAGATCGTGTTGTCGTACACGAGACAACCGAAGGTGCCGATCAGCGTCACCGCGCCGCCGCCCGCCAGGTCAGTCGCGTCGAAGGTGCTCAGCGCCGTCGTGGCGGTGAACGTCTTGCCGGCCAGCGCTCGGCCACCGCTAACCCAGTTCGTTGCGTCGGTGACCTCATTGGCCAGAGTCCACGTGCCGGTGTTGAATCCGGTCGAGGCGACTGCGGCGTTCTGGTCCGGAGTGACGGAGTTGTTGAAGAGCGCGACGTTGACGGTGTCGGAGTCCAGTCCGGTGTAGCTCGTACCGGAGGCCTGGAACATTGGCCCGTTGACCCACTCTTGAAAGATCTTGCTGTTAGACCAGGCCATGCGAGCTCCCTCGAGCGGTGGCGGTCGGAGCGTAAACCGCGACGTCGTTGCCGTCGTCGCGCGTGGTGACCACGGCCATCACGGGGCGGCCTTCGCCGTCGAGCTGCACGAGATCGCCGTTGACGTAGTCCTCACGCATGACGGCCTCGACCTTGCATCGCTGGCCGGCCGGCACCATCGGCGCGGTGAGACCGAACAGCCCGCGGCAGCTGTGAAAGCGCGTGTGCGGCTGCGCCTCGCGCGTGACGTCGGTCGCCGTGCAGTTCGGGCATCCCCAGCGCTGCTCCGGCGGCTGCAACAGCACGCCCGCGCCCCTCACAGCGCCACCAGCGTCGCAGCGTCGTCGATCGGTGCCCAGGTCACATACCACGTGATCGCGCCGTCCGTGCCGGAGCTCACCTGCTCGATGGTGCCCGTCTCGAGGATGATGAACGGCGCTTTGGTGCCTTTGCTGCCGACCGCGATGGCGTCGGAGGCTAGGCCGGTCAGCACGAACACCTCGCCGAGGATCGTGTCGACGGTGCCGATGTCGGCAGCCGTGCACAGATCCTTTGTGCTGCCCGCGGTCGGGTGGTGCTGCAGCTTGTAGGTGTTGGCCACCGTGATAGCCGTGGTCACCCGTCCTACGATCGACGTCACAGCGACCAGTCCGCCAGCGATGGCGAACAGCCCCGTCGTGGCGTTCGTCAGGGTGCCGGTTGCCTTCGTGGCCAGGATCCCGAGGCCGATGCTCCGGATCTGCTGTGGCGTCTGGATGTAGGACATTTACTCGCCGGTAGCCTTCTCCGCCCGCGCGCGCTGAGCGGGCGTCAGGGCTGCGTCGAGCGTCGCCTCGAGCGCAGCCAGTCGCTCCGCCGCAGCGTCAAGCGCACCGGTCAGGCTGACGACGGCCGTTTCCAGCGTCTCCACGCGCTGGCTCAGGCCCTGGATGTCGCTGGCGACCGTCTCGCTGTCGACGCCCTCGCCCAGCTCGCGCAGGGCCGCGCTGACGTCGCGCTCGCGCAGCGGCAGGCGAGCGTCGAGGCGCTCGCGCCATGTTCCCGACATATCGGCAACCCCCTAGCGGACGTGGTAGTAGACGCGGTACGCCTTGGCCGTGGTCAGCACCGGCGTATAGATGTCGAAGCCGTTCACGTCCAGCGCGAGCGCGCCGGCGCCGGCCACCACAGTGCCGTCGGTTTCGTTGACCACCGTCAGCACGACGGAGCTCGGCGCGACGGCGAAAGCGGAGGTGAACCGCACCGTCGCGGTCTTGCCGGCCGCCTGCGCGCCGCCGCCCGTGACGGGGTTGAGCAGGAACGAACCGCGCATGTCGGTGCAGTCGGTCACAGTGACGGTGGGCGCCGCGCCCGCGGCGGTGGTGCCGGAGATGGTGCCGGCCGTAACGACGCCGACCGCACCGGCCGTGAGCTGCGTGCCGCGCGCCGGGATGCGATAAACCTCGTTGTTGTTGGTGCGGTCGTAAAAGACGAGATCGCCGCCGACCCAGTCGCTGCGAACCTTCGTGTTACCGCTTGCTGGCATGGCTTGGCCTCCTGTTTATGGTGGTTGGTTCCACCTGGCGTGATGCCGGCGCGGCCGGCGGTAATGGTGCGGGCGGTGCGCTCGGCGACGGGTCCGGCCTGAGCCTGTTGGTGGTGCGGCAGAATGTCGGTTGCTGGATCAGGCAGGCAACCGAGCCACAGACCGGACACGCGTCGTCGAGGTTGACCATTAGACGTTAGCCGCGCCCGGGTTGAGCAGGTTCGGCAGAGACGTCGGCTTGCGCTGCTGGTAGAGGTCGTGCAGCAGGTAGAACATGCAGGCCAGCTGCGGCGTGGCCGTGGTGATCGAGCAGACGACCGACACATGTGTGTAGCCGTCGGCGAGCGAGTTGGCCGGCACGTGGATGGCGACGATCTTCTGCTGGGCGCCATACGTGGCGCCGACCACGACGCACTCCGACGCCTCGGCCTGGGTCACCTTGACCCAGCTCTCGTCGTTGTCGAGCGTCGTCTCGGCCTTGATGTGGTAGTACGTCGGGCCGCGGCTACCCGCGACGCCGCCGGAGTCAAGGTCGGCCGTGGTGCCGCCGGTCGAGGCCGTGTGCTGCTGCACGTCCAGCGTCAGATCCTCCGCGCCGCCCGCCGCGCCGAAAAACACGAACGTGATGCCGGAGGCTCCGTTCATGCTGATGCGCTTGCCGGTCGCGCCGTTGGCCGTGTCGATGTCGACCGGCACCCAGGCCGTGCCGATGTCGAAAACCCGCCCTAGAGCTTCCATGATCTTTCTTTCTCCTACTCTCCGCCCGGGGCGCTACTGCCGGGTTAGCTGTCGGTACGGCCTACCGGTCGGAGGGACTCTCCGCCTCGGCTTAGAGCGCCCCTGCGAGCCTCGCCACTTTGCCCGTCCCCGCGGATCGGGGCAAGGCTCGCAGGGGAATCTAGGTGGGTTTAGCGAACGGCCAGCTGGACGAACGCAGTGAGGGTCGCCGATGCGTTGTTGCGCGGCGTGATCGGCTGCATGAGCCACGGGCGACCGTCGACGCGCTCGATGATGCGGTAGGCGGTCTGATCGTTCTGGAACTTGAAGTGCGGCGAGGACATCGCCGACATGACCTGCCGGTCGCCGATCAGGTAGTACGAGAGGTCGACGAAATTGATGTCTCCGACCTGGCCCAGTACCGGCGTCTTCTCGGTGAAGATCACCGGGCGACCCAGGATCGTCATGGGCGGGCCGACGACGCCGTTGTTCAGCCAGATCGCCGAGCCACCGGTACCGACGGCGAGCGCCATGAGCGCCAGCGCCGGGAACGTGTCGATGGAGGCGATCCAGACCGCCCGACCGAGCGAGGCCGGCAGCATCCGGGCGTACATCTTGACGATGTTCTCCCAGACGATCGAGGCCGAGGCCTGGCCGGTCTCCTTGGCGACGCTGACGTTGGCCAGGTTGCCGGAGTTGACGAAGCCCAACGGCATGCCGACGCCGTTGCCGTTGATAAAAGCGTCGTCCTCGTAGAAGCCGAGCGCCTCGGGGAAGATCTGATCCAGGAACGCCTGGAACGACGAGATCGAGTCCGACATGAGTTCGTTCGGGACCTCGGTGTAGGCCGTGAGCTTCTTGGCGTCGAGCACGATGCGGCCGAAGCTGGCCTGTGACGCGGTGAGCGCCGCGCCTTCCTCCGTCCAGTAGCCGACGATGCCGCCGTACACCGAGCCGACGTTGGTGGTCGAGTCGATGGCCGGGAACGGCACGCGCAGGGTCTCCATCGGGATGACCCGCGCGCGCGGGCGCACGACGGAGGTTTCCAGGCTGACCCGCAGCAGCTCGGAGCGCAGCGTCTCGGGGATGAGGAAGCCACCCTCGGACGGCACGGTCGAGCTGAACGCGTTGCGGATGCGCTGCAGCTTGGCCTGGCGGTCGGCGGTCGAGTTGCCGAGGTGCCAGATCGTCTGAAAGTACTCCGCCGAGTTGGTGAACTCACGGTCGAGCGCGGCACCCATCGCTCGCGGGTTGTGCAGGCCCTGACGCGCCTCGAGCGTGCTGCCCATCAGCGACATATTGCCGGGCTCGCCGACGCCGCGAAGGTCCGGCCGACGGATCGGCGCGGCGCCCTCGAGCTCGCCTGCCTTGATCATCTCGGCCATGACCATCTGCACCTGCTCCTGCACCTGCGCGGCGATGGAGAGGTCGCGATTGTGCACGGCGCGGGCGTAGTTCTGGATGAACTCGCCGAACGCCTGCGGCTTGGCCATGAGCTTTGCCATGACGGTCGCGTCGGTGAGCATCCCCTGCAGCTCGGCCTCGCTGGTCGGAATCTTGACGTCCTCGGCCGTATCGACCGTTGGCGCCGCGCGGTTGAAGATGCGCCCGACCTGCGTCGGGTCGATGCCGGCGCGCTCGAGCATGGCCAGCCGAGCGCGCGTCTGCGCGATCTCTCGGCGCCCTCGGGCGGTCGAATACGGATTCACTGCATTGCCTCCCTAAGGGCGTTGACGAAAGAAATGTGATCGATGGGTGGTAGCGCCGACGCCTCCGGCTGGGGGGCTACGGGAGTGACCTCCGGAGGCGTCGGCGCGTCGTTGGCCGCGAGAAGCATGGCGGCGCGGAAGAGCTCAGGGTCCGGCGGCGGTAGCGGTCCGAGCGCGGTAATGATGCCCTCGCCGAACGCCTCAACTACGGCCGTCGCTGACTGCGCCGCGGCGAACAGCGCGGTGAAATCGACCGGCATGGGAGCGTCCGGCGGAGCTGGCGCGCTGTTCGCCGCGGTGGTCATGCCCACCCGGAACTCGTCGACATCCACAGGGTTATCCACAGGTGGGGACAACGCCGCCTTGATAGTGTCGCCGATGCTCGACCAGTCGACCTGTGCCGCCGGCGCCATACCTGGCGTGTCCGGCATGGTCATGTCGTCGGCTTCGTCGGGGTCCGGGCTGGGCACGCCGAGGTAGGCGGCGAGCGCCTCCTGCGCCTCGTCGACGATGCTGTCGACCGCCGTGAACCAGCCCATGGCCTGCGACACCATCGACACATCCGCCGTGCTGGTCGCTGCGGCCTGCGGCTTGGCGTCAACGGGCGCGGGCAGGGGCGGCGGCGGAGCGGCGGCGCGGCCAGCGTGGTTGAAGATCGAAAGATCCCAGGTCGACAGCGGCATGGCGGCGCTGTTGCGCGGGCGCGGCTGGGCGACCTCGTCCGCGAGGCCGGCCTTCACCGCCTCTTTCGCGTTGTACCAGGTCTCATTTTTCATGCGCTCACGCCAGGTGTCGGCCGGCTCGCCCGTGCGCTGGGCGTAGACGTCGGCGATCTGGGCGCTGACCTTGTCGAGCAGATCGGCCGCCTTGCGCATGTCCTGCGAGTTACCGATCGCCACCATATGTCCCTCATGGATCATCATGGTCGCGTTCGGAGCCATGATGACCTTGTCGCCGCCCATGGCGATCACGGAGGCGATGGAGGCGGCGACGCCCTCGACGTGCACGGTGACGTCCGCGGCGTGGTTGCGCAGCGCGTTGTGGATGGCCATCCCGTCATAGACCTCGCCGCCGGGCGAGTTCAGATAGACATCGATGGTCTTACTCTTCAAGGCCTTCAGCTGCTGCACGAAGTCGCTGGCCGTAATGCCCCACATGCCGATTTCGTCGAAGATCCAGACCTCGGCGGCGTCCGGCGTGGCGGCGTTGGTGACGATGCGCGCCCAGTCGGCGCGGTTGGGCGGTGCGTCGGGGCGCGTGCCAGCGCGGTTGAACACCTGTGCGCGGCGCCGCATCACCAAAGGTCTCCGCCCCATGTGAGTTGTGCTCACGTTACAGCGGCGGTGATCAGGGCGCAATCAGGCAGCGGTGGCGTCGGTCGCCATGGCCCACTCAGGGAAGGGCGTGCCGGAGTCGAGCTGCTCCCACTGGATGCCGTGGTCGCCCTCGTGCGGCTGGCGGTGGTCGAAGCGGTTCCACCAGATGTCATCCGGAATGCCGCCGTCGGCGAGCGGGAAGGCCTTACACTCCTGCGTCGGCTCGGCCTCGGCGGCGTTGTCGTCGGTGCGGTCGAGCGGCGACACCCAGTGAGCGCAGGTGATGCATTGCGGCGTTGGACGGCTGGTCATTTCGACTCCCGATATTTAGTATCCATCACGTCGAAGGCTGCACGCGAGACAGAGCTAGCCTTCGCCCCGTTCGCCATGACGTCGGCAAACGCTTCCGCCGCGAATTCGCCCATGCTCTCAGTCGCATATGAGGAAACCTCGCGCCTGATGTAGGCCGTGGGAGTGGCGCCAGCCTTTTCGGCCATGGCGACCGCGGCGTCATAGGCATCACGCTTAGTGCTGGTTTGGTTTTCGATCACGTGGCCGAACTCATGGAGCGCGGTTCCAGTCGCGGAATCTGTCGATAGGAACCCTTCCTCTTTGGATCTCACGCGCCCAGCTCGATACGCCTCCGGATCGCTCGATGGTCCGGTATTGAAGTATATATTACTATTGACCACAAATTTGTGATCTTCCATCACTCCGTGCGCTTGGGTAACCGCAGACGCGTCGGGATGCAGCCGCGCCATGTTGTCGCCCATATTCGACTTTCCCGCGCCAGAGCCGTAGGTGTAGATGCCGCTGAGTCTCGCGTCAGGGAAGCGCTCGGCGCCCTGCAGCAGCCCCTCGGCGGCCTCGCGCGCGAGGCCGGTATCCATGCCCTTGAAGGTCACCGACACCGAATGACCCATGGTGTCGGTCAGCGCCGTCTCGAGCGCGGACGCGACCTCTTCGGCCGTGCCAGCCGCCTTGATAGCGGCGTGGTGATCGACGCCACCGCCACCACCGGAGCCGAACCGCCCGCGGTCGTCGCGCTTGTACGTCCGGGCGTCGGGGCGCAGATAGGTGATCGCCTGGGCTTGGCGCGGCGGTGGCGGAACATCTTTCGGCCCCTGCACAGTGTCATGGCCGGTCGGCTGCGCGGTGATCAGCGCCTCATAATCCATGGTCATGCGCGCCGCGGCGCGGTCTTCGGCGGTGATCGGGTCGGTCATGACGGAGTCGCCTCGATGTCGAGTCGGCGGAAGCCCTGTTCGTCGATGCCGTGATCGGCTGTGACCTTCATGGTCAGTCCGTGCTGCAGCATGATCTCGCCACTATTCATGATCTTGCGCCCACCGGGCCCAGTCGACCAGCCGAGGTCGCCGAGGCGTACCGCCTTCACGCCCTTCGGTACGCGGATATTCATGATCACGGGCTCGCCGTCCGACCCGCTATGGCCTTCCTTATGCCAGTTGGCCCAGCGCGCGCCGAACGCCTCGCTATGCCCAGGCGCGGCCGACGTCGACACGTAGCCTTTTTCGTGCCAGCTCAGACCGGTCAGGTTGGGCCGCTCGCCCGCTTGCCATCGGTCATATTCTTTATCTTGCTCGTCGAAATCCTTCGTGGCTTTGTTGATCACACCCTCATGCCAGGCGTTGCCGAACACCGACCCGCCGCGCTGAATGACGCGACTGACCTCAACGGGCGCTTTGAGCGGCGATACGTCCATGGTCTTATCGATCTCGGCGACACGGTGCGCCGTCGCGGCGTCCCGCTCCGCAACCAGGCTGCGCGGCGAGTAGTCGGCGCCCGAATAATTCTCGTCTGAGAGCTCGGACAGATCAGTCGGACCATGGCGCAGATAGGTGTTGGTCACCTGGAATTCGACGCCTTCGTACTCCGCCAGCGCCTGCGAATCGCCATGGCCGGGCGGAGCGTCGAACTCTGCGCCTTCGTAGTTGCCGAAATGCGCCTCCGGACCTGAGCGGTACGTGGCTGGCACGGCGTCGAGCGCGTCCTGCCCAGTCAGATGCTCGCCGCCACCACCGCCGGAGCCGAACCGCCCACGCTCGTCGCGTTTGTACGTCCGAGCGCCCGGGCGCAGATAGGTGATCGCCAGCGGCGTCGACTCCTCGGCGTTGCGATCATGTGGCGCGCCGGCCGGGCGCTCCTGCGTGTACTCATCGGCGTTTTCGTTGATCCAATTCAGCTCGCCGGACTCTTTGTCGACCGCGGCGATCCGGCCGCCCGTCGTCTCCGGCAGGAGCAGCACGAACCAATCCTCATCACCCTCGAAACCCCAGGGCGCAGGATCGTAGTCCGGCCAGTCGGCGGCGACCACCTGTCGGGCGTCTTCGAATGTAATCATGACTTCGCCGCCACGGACTCGAGGATGCCGTCGGCAGGCTTGAGATCGTCGAGGCGTACCAACTTGGCCTCCTGCCGCTCGCCGCTCGATGTCGGATAAGATCGATACTTCTTGCGATACTGCGCGGTCACTACCCGTGTCGGTGAAGCGTCGAATTGCGCCTCGACGTACTTGGCTTTGCCGCCGACATTCATGGCATTGAAGACATGCTTGCCAACGGTGATGAATCCGCGCGCGCCCTCCGGCCAGGCCTTGATCTCTGAGTCTACCTGCTCGAAACTGCGCCACTTCTGGCCCGAGAAGCTGCGCCCGTGCGGTTTGCCGTTGGGCAACGTCCAGCTCGAAGCAATCTGATCATCGACCTCTTTATAGGTCCGCCCAGCTGCATAGCCATGCTTGTCGAGCACGTGCAGCGGCGCCGCCTCGACGTCGAAACCGCGCATGCGCATTTCGAACGCATGCACACAGTTCGTGCAATTCTCCGTATAGGCGCCGTAAGGCGGCGGCCCCATGCTCGGATCCCAGTTCTTACCCGCCTTGCCCGCGGCGCGGTAGGTAACGGCCGTGTTGGGATCCTGCGAGCCGAAATTCGGATTCGTCCCCTTCGCCGCGGCGCTGACGGTCGGCGCCTTTTTCATCATCGGCAGCGCGTCAACGCCGGTCTTAGGCTCTTCGACCGGCGCCGTCTCGCCCTCGCCGCCACCGTCGCCGGAGCCGAACCGCCCGCGCTTGTCGCGCTTGTAGACGCGGCCGGCGTCGAGCGGGCGGAGCCAGGTGACCGCCTGTGCGTCCTGCGGGTACAGCGCGGCGATCTCGTTATAGATCGCCCGCGAAACGTGAGACGCGCTCGAGCCGTTATGGACGACGTCGGCGAAGGCCTCGGCGCTGAGTTCGTGCTGGTTGGTGGTGGCGTACTCCGAGATCTCGCCGCGGATGAAGTCGGCCGTGGTCTTGCCGCCAGGGTTGAGTTCGGCGGCGATCTTCTTAGCCGGCACCTTCGGCGGTCCTGACCCGCCGCCGACGAGGGGATGTTGCTGCTGGGTCAGAACGTGGCCGAACTCATGCAGCGCGACGCCCTGCATGGTGGCGGCGACGAGGTGCGGCGTACGCACAGATGACGTCGTGAAGGCATCCTCGGCCGATTGATCCAGTACCTTCTGATATTTGTCGGGATGAGCGGAATACTGCGCGTTGAAGTTGATTGAACCCTTTTCGTAGCCCATGCCGCTATAGGCCATGGTGCTGGACACGTCGGCGCCGTAGTGCATCGCGCCGGGATTGTCGGGGTCGAAGTCGCTTACGGTGCTCAGCGGCGCATGCGGGAAGCGCTCGAGCCCCTGCAGCACGCCCTCAAAGTGCTGTTTGGCCACCTCGAGGTCGGAGTGCCGGGCAAAGAATCGGATGTCACCCTCTGGCCGGCCGGTGACGCGCGCTGCGGCCGCCTCCGCAGCTGCGGTCAGCTCATCCTTAGTCTTGGCATCGGCGAGCGCCTTGCGCACCGTTCCGCCACCGCCGCCGGAGCCGAACCGTCCCCGCTCATCGCGCTTGTAGACGCGGCCAGCTGGGCTAAGCCAAGTGACCGCTTGCACTCCCGCCGCACGGGTCTCGATGTCAACGACTGCGCGGGAGAGATCACTAGCCCTGGAGTCGTTGTGCATTACATCGGCGAAGGCTTCGGCGCCCATCTCGTAGCCGGACGAGGTCGCATAGCGAGAGATGTTTTTGGTGACGAATTCGCTAGTGCCCTGGCCAGCCTTGGCTGCCGCATCCTCGGCGACAGCTTGCCCCGCGAAGCCGCCGGCGCCACGATGAAACAGCACGTGGCCGAATTCGTGTAGAGCTACGCCTGTCGGAGATCCGACGGCCAGATGTCCGTCGGTCTGAGCTTTTTGGAGTTCGGCCCGGTAAGCGTCAGAATTCGCCGTATGTGACGGATTAAAGTCGATATTTTCGCCATGGGTTGTCATTGCCCAGGCGTTCTCATGGCGCGTGAAGGCATTTGCATTTGTGCCGACGCGATTAAGTGGAGCGCTAGGGTAGGCCTCGAGTCCGCGAAGTATGCCTTCAGCGTGCTCGGCGGCGATCTTCGTATCGCCGCTCATACTGAATTCGATATCGCGCCCCGTGATCCGCTTCGCCTCGGTCGCAGCGGCTTGATTTACAGCCTCCGTGGTCTTGGCGTCGGCGAGCTCCGACCGCACGCCAGTACCGCCCGATCCGAACCGCCCGCGCTCGTCACGCTTGTAGACGCGGTCGAGCGGCCGGCGGAGGAAGAGCACGGGCAGCGTCACGGCTCACCCCGCCTCATGGTTGGTGTCGACCTGGCGCGGCCGGTAGACCGCGATGACGGTACCGCGGCAGCGCGGGCCACCCAGGCACTCCGTATAGCCGCCGTTCGGGTAGGTGGCGTACACCATGTCCATCTGGGTCGAGTTGCCCAGCCACTTGCCGTTGACCTCGCGGCATGGCCCACAGGTGTTCTTATCCATCACCTCGGAGGCGTAGAGCGCGGTCTCCGGCGCCATCTTGATCGTCTCAAAGCGCCCGTCGTTCTGGGCGGCGGTCAGGGCTAGGCCGAGATTCTGCTGCAGAAACGCGTCCGACAGGCCGTCGAGATGCTCACCGACGGCATTGGCCACGTCATCACCGCTGGCGCTGGGCGCGTAGAGGCGCAGCGCCTCGCGGCCGGCGCTGTTGGCGTACCCGGCGGCCAGCATCGCCGCCATGGCGGCCGCGTAGTTGGAGTGCAGGTCGGGATGGCCGGGCGCGGGAGCGGCGTGCAGGCCTTGCGCGCTGAGCTCGCCGACCATGTGCTGCGCCGCCTGCAAGGCCATGTCATTCATCGCCTGGGTGAGGATGTTGGCGGCGTCGGTCGAGTTGAGACTCATCTTGGCGATGGCGTTGAGGTCGTCGGCATTGACTGCGGCGCGCACCATCTCGACGATGCGCCGGCGCTGGTCGGCGGTGACCGATACCCAGGCGTCGAGCAGCCTGGACAGCTGGCGCTCCCAGGCGTCCTGCACCTTGGAGAGGTCGACCTGCGACGTATCGATGTTGTACGGCAGGCCGTGCGCAGGCTTGCCGTAAATGCGAATGACTGTCACATTCTGCGTCGGCTCATCCACAATCTGAGCAAGTATCGCCTTTATGGCGGCGTTCAGCCCGTCCTGCTGGTCGGCAGTGGCGGAGCGGTCGGCCTGCCAGATGGCAAGATCGGTGGTTTTGCCGTCGGTCGGTGCGGCATCCTCGGCCACGTAGGGCACGAGGTCGCCGTACTTGAGCGACCACGCCGTGTGCAGCTCGGCGATCCTGGCCATGGCCTCGGCGCGGTTCATGTCGTCAGATCCTTGTATCCGCCCCAGTTGGAACCGAGCATGATCTGTTTTCCTGGCCACGTCGAGGCGCCGGGCTGGTGGCCGATCATGGCATAGTCGATCGGCTCGCTGTGCGGGTTGCTCGCCACGCGGCGAATCTCGGCCTGCACGTCTGGATTGAACTTTGCTCCAATCTTGCGCGCCCGCTCGGCCACGTCCTGGCGGCCGTAGTGATCGGCAAACCGATAACCGGCCTTCGCCCAGGAATAGCCGCCGACGTCGATATTGGCATTGAGCGTGATCTGTTCGATGCCGTGCTCACGATAGGCCGCCTCGGTTTTGACGTTGTAGCGCGTCGCGAAGCCCTGCCCCTGATGCTCGCCCTCGAGCACTAGGCCGCCATGGCTGACCGTTTTCTGATTGGCTGGCCGGATGTCGCGCTCAAACCCGCCGACCACCTTGCCGCTACGGTCGAGGATCGAGCCGCTGACGTAGGTGGAGAAGCCCGGCCCGTTGCTGCGGATCGAGTCGACGCGCGCACTCAGGCCGGTCTTTTCGTCCGTGTAGTTGTATACGTCCTTAATGGTGGCTTCGTCGTCGTGGAGCTGCTCCGGCGTCTTGCCGCCACCGCCGGAGCCGAACCGCCCATGATCGTCGCGCTTGTAGACGCGGTCAGTCGGAGTCGTACTGAAACCGCACGCTGTGCGGCGTGGCATCATCGCGCGTCCGCGCCTCGCCTCGCAGCTGGGCCAGGTCGAGCAGCGCCTCGACCAACCGGCGATCAATGGCGCCGGCCTGCTGGTCACCCTTCGCGGGCGGCTGTGGCGGCGCTGGCGGCTTCTGTGGTGGCTGGCCGTCCTGCTGCTGCTGGTCGCCCTGCTGCTGCTGGTCACCCTGGCCGGGCGGCATCGGCGGCGCGATCGGCGCTGGCGGCGGCTCTGGCTTCTCCCACTCGAGGGCGTCGGGCAGATCGAGCGCCTCGACCACACTGGGCGCCTTGAAGCCAGCGTCAATGTAAGTCTTGGCTGCGGTCGCCTTCGCCGTCATCTCGGCGAGTTCCTGCGCGGCGTCCGGTGGCACGGGATTGTCGTAATCGAACTCCACACCCTTGCCGGCCGCCCCGAACAGCTTCAAAAAGTCGTTGTTGAGCATGCCTTTCCAGCGCTCGAGGCGCGGCACAACCAGCCACTTGGCGAACATCGCATCGGACGCCTCGGCGGTGGCGCGGTTGACATCGTTCACCTCGCCGAGCATGAACTTGGGGAAGCCGAATGATCGCAGCAGCTTGTCGCTGGCGACCTGCTCGAGCTCGGCGAACTGCATGTCCCGCATGCTGTAGCTGGCGTCGACCCACTTGGCGCCACCCTCAAGGATGGCCACACGGTGCGCGTTGCTCACGCCCTGATGCTGCTCGCGCCAGCGGGCGACGAACTTCTCCCATTCCGGATCGGAGAGACTCTTCTCCATCTCGATCATGCCGCCGGGCGCCGCGCTGTTCGTGAAAAAGTTTCGGTTCCACTCCGCGCTGTAGCGCGACGCATCGAGGTCGACCAGCATCGACTGCACTGGCCCCATGCCGCGGTAGATGTCCCACGGGTTAGGGCAGCGGATCATGGTGACGTCGTCGACCTCAAAGGGCACCTGCTCGCCGTTCGGACCGATGTACATGTAGCCACTGATGAATTTGTCAGGCGACGGCACGGGCGCCATGCGGTCGGGGCGCGCCGGCCAGAGCTCGGCCGGGATGCTCGCCGATTTGCTGGCCCACCCGATCAGGTTCCAACCCTCGCCGACGAGGTCAATATGCTGCTGACCGGCCTCGACGTACTCCTGCCGCGTCATGAAGTCGTTCGGTTTGTTCCACACCCGCAGCGCCTGATGGTCGGCGACCTCGGTACGGTCGTCGTCGTTGCCGCTCTTCGCAGAGCGGTAGAGCTTCCACTCGACCTGACTTACAGCGTTGGCGAGGCGCGAGACGATGGCGAACAGATCGCCGTTACGGCCGAAGGCGCGCAACTCCTGCTCGGTGGTCGACTTCGCCATCCATGGCCAGGCCACCTGTACCCGCGGCACGTAGGCGATGGGCGGCTGATTGCGGATCGTGCCGATAACGGATCTCATCGCCGCCAGTCCTCTCCGAACATCGCGCGGAACGCGTCAGGATTTGCCGGCTCCGCCCCGTGGCCTTCGGCAAAGTGGCGAGCATCCTCCGCATCGTCCGGATAGAACCAATCGCCCGAATCGGTAACCATGGCGTTAGCCTGCGCGTGACCCGCGTCTTCGATTCTCATCGCGCACCGGCCGGCCGAGTGAGGTAGCCGAGCAGGAGCAGCGACAGACCGGCGACCAGAAAGCCCGCCGGCCGGTAGATCAGCCACGCGCCGTAGGAGAAGACGGCGAGGCCGGCCACGTCGAGCACTGACGACATGATCGGATCTGTGTTGCGACGGCGAGCGGCGTAGTCGGCGACCGCCTTGCCCATGCTTCGGACCATTCGCCCAACTCTCTACAGAAAGCGTATTCCGGGCCTAGAGCCCAGATCGCGCTCGGCCACGTAGTACCGCATCGCATCACAGCCGTCGTCGTCGACCTTCAACGGCGCCTCTTTCGGCTTGCGCCCACCTCCGGTATCCCAGACGTAGCCGATGATCTCGTCCGCCGTGCTGGCCGGCTTTTTGGCGTCGACCAGCTCAGGATCACGATAGACCACGGCATCGCGCATGAGAAAGATTCGGCTTTTGCCGTCGCCAGCTGGGCGAAGGCGCGCCTGCACGGCCTGGATGCCCTCGAGCACGCTCTTGTGCGCCGCGGTGGTCGACATGCCGAGCTCACGCTCGAGCACGGCGCGCCCCTCGGCGTCGTGGTCACAGACGATGGCGGTGGGTCGAGGCTCGAGCCAGATCCGTCCGGCGCAGGCCGGAAAAGCGCGATCGTCGCGCGAGCGGGGTGGGCCGAAGTTGACGTCAGGGCGCGTGCAGGTGGCCAGGATGTCTACGGCGTGCTGATCGACGGTCTGCCGCGTGCGGTAGACCTCGCGGTACAGGTAGGCCCGGCCGTCTGGATCCTCCGCCCAGAACTGGCACACGAACGGGTGGATGTAGCCGAAGTCGACCGACCAGAAGCGCGGCCAGTCATGCGGCACGTCGAAATGATCGATCAGATGTACGACTGGATCATATTCGTCGAAGACGAGGCCCTCGGCCGCGGCCCAGATGCCTTTCCGAAGGCGCAGGTAGCGCACGCCGGTCAGCGCGTCGAGCTTGGAGATATAGGCCGCCCCGACCTGCGTCACACACCCGTCCTCGTCGAAGAGCACGGGGTTGTCTTCGTGGCGGCTCTCGAGCATGACCGTCTGGCCGCGCTCGACGCGTGCTTTGAGCCAGTGCGTCGGCTGCGCCGGATTGCAGTCCGCGATGATCTGCTGCACCTTCATGGCCCCGTGGCGCAGGCGCGTGGTCAGCGACTCCCAGTCGTCCTCGATCAGCTCGGTCGCCTCTTGCACGTAGATCATGTCGTACTCAGACGACATGATCTTGATGGCCTTATCCATGCCGCCGATCACGATGCGCGAGTCGTTGCGGTAGATGTACTGCGCCGGCTCCTCTTGCGACCCGCCGTAGTAGCGCACGATGCCGGCGCGCAGCGCCTCTTTGACCACGCGCTCACGCCAGGTCACCAGCGCCGTCGAGCCCAGCGAGGTCAGCGTCTTGCGCACGATCAGACCGCGCATGCCGGGCTTGGCTAGCGCTGCTAGGTGCAGCTGCTCGAGGCAGGCCATTGACTTGCCCGTACCGGCTGGCCCAGCGATCAGCACCTCAGGCTCAGCGCGGTCGAAGAGCTCGCGCAGCACGCCGCGGGGCGTATAGCTGTGAACGTGGCTCCGTGGCGATGCCGTCCTGGTCATGGCTTGCGCTGCCAGCGAATCACGATGGTCGGCAGCGGGCAGACGTAGATCGCGTCCGGCGCCACATACAGCCCTAGCCACAGGTCGCGCCAGTAGAAGTAGATCCGCAGCCGCCTCACAGGGGTGAGCCTAAGCGGCGCCCTAGTGACGCGTCAACAGCTAGCCGAGCTTATCGGCCTCGGTCATCTCGACGCCGTTCACGCTGTAGGCGTAGGTGGTCTGCTCGATCTTCGTCGGCGCGTCGAGGCCATTGAGCTTGGCCCGGCGCTCGTAGATCTTCATGAGGCGGTCGACCGCAGCGAGCACCGGAGCATCGTCCTCCATGTCGCGCTCGAGCAGCTCATTGGTGACCGGATCGCGCAGCGGCAGACCGGTGTCGATGTCGACGATCAACTGCCGCACCACGCCATCACCGCGCACCAGCACATGCTTGGCCTTCAGCACGCCCATGACCGCCCGCTCGGCGGCGTCGAGTTTGCTGTTCTCCTGCTGAATGATCGCCTCGGCCGCCGGCCGCTTGATCGAGTCGGCGACCCGATTAATGATCTGCGAGACGCGGGCCTGTGTGATGCCGACCTCTTGCGCGATCTCCCACTGCGACCAACCCTCAATCGACAGCGTCCACACCCGCGCGTCACGCTCAGCCCGGACCGAAGCCGCACCACGCGACAGGCTGCGATCCTGACCCTGACCCATATAAGCACTATAAATCTTCGTCCATCACGATCAACACAGCACGAAGGGTGACGGTCCCCTGCCAGGGCGTCACCCTTCGTTTTATCCACTCAGACCCAGCGATACCGTGGCAGAACCGCCGTGTCGTTGCTGCCCTTAACCCTCCACGATGACGGCCTCATCGTCGGCGTCAACGTCGTGACCGCCGCTGTCGCCCATCGACCCGCCGCCGGGCGGCTCGATCGCCTCCGTCTTCACGGTGGCGTCAAACGCCGATCCGCTCGCTTCTGCTGGCTGCGTCATGAGCGCGAGGATATCAGGCTGCGTCGACCTCGGCCTGAAGTGCGGCCTGATCGGCCGCCTCGGTGGTCTCTGCTGCGGTGGCGGCGTCGATCGACGCGATGATGGCGTCGGCCTTGGCCGAGTCCTCGACGCTCAGCGTGCCGGCCGGCAGACCGGCGATGAAGGCGCGCACGTCCGCGGCGAGCGAGTCGAACGCCGCGCGGTCGGACGCCTCGGCGGCCTGCAACTCGGTGACGTTCTCAGCGACCGCGTCCAGCGCCGCGCCGGCCGAATCGAATGACTGGGTCATCTGCACTCCTAGATCACTTATTGCCGACAGAACGGTCGCCGTGTCGGGGCCGATATGCACATTCACTGTAATGGTCGCCTCTGCGATGTGCACCACTGGCAGCGACGTGGTAATGGGCTCCGGAGCGGTCATATGCCCATCATGCCCGTACGCCCTCGATCACGTCGAGCAGGGCGCGCTTAGCCGGCTGGCGCTTGGCGGTCGCCCTGGCCCATCCCAGCGTCTCCCACCGCCCGCCGGGATGCACCAGCAGCGCGCGAGCGAAACGCCCATCCTGCCAAGCGCCGTAACCGCGCTCGACGCCACCGACCGGCCCGCCGCGGCGGAACCGCACCGTCACCAGTTCATGAAATCCTTTCACATCTGCGTGACACGATCTGACGCAACGCACCAACCAGCCATGCGCCCTGGCCGCCTCGACCACCTGATGAGCCGACCCGTCCGTAGAATCTGAATCAATTTCATATCCTGGCACCAGCACGACGAACTCAGGCGCGTCGACCTCGACCGGCGCAGCCTCGCGCGCGGCGATCCGCGCGTCCACCGCCGACCACCACATCTCCCGCCACCAGTCGGCGTGAGCGCGGTGCGTGGCCAACCATGGCGCGGTCATTCCTGCCACACCCGTAGCGACAGCCCGGCCGGACTGTTGGACGTAGCTGGGCGCTTCTCGCTCACGATCCGCACCACCTGCACGTCATCGGCGTAGAGGCGCGCGTCGTCGGGGTCGGTGCAACCCAGCGCGTCGAGGACGTTGCGCTCGAGCTTGTCGAGGTCGCCGCACTGGCGCTGCGTCACGTCGCCGACCGGCAGGTAGAACACCAGCCCGACCACAATCCGCCCCGACAGCGGCTCAGCTCGAGCGCGATCAGCCATGACCTGCTTAGCCACGTAGGCGACCTGCTGGCGCCAGCGGTGCGAAGCCGGCGTATCCCGCACGACGCCATGGCGCGCATTGACCACCCGTACCGAGCCTTTTGTCTTCGGCCGCCCCGGCACGAAGCAATCCAGTACCAGCCTCATATCAGGCCGACCGCCCGCCGCAGCCTCGCGAGCTCGCTCTCGCTCAATGGCGTTTCGCGCGGTGGCGTGTCGCGCGGTACCGGCTGACGCCCACGGACGCCCTGACCGCGGTGGCGGTAGTTGTACTGATACACGCGGTGCAGCTCCCTACATTTGGCGCACCGGCATTTGTGCGCTCGGTAGCAGTGCAGGCTGGGATGTTTGTGCGGCGGCGGCACGGCTACCTCCGAAACGCCCATGCGGGCAGATGTGGGTCGATCCGACCGCTGGCCAGACTCAGCGTGATCAGGTTGGACACCTCGCCGGAGCGCGCCCCGTCCGGCACGATGATGCGCAGGCGCTGCGCGAAGGCGCGCATTTTGTCGCTGGGCGCCTTGGCCCGCCAGCTGCGCTCTTTGGTCGCGATCATCTTCTCGCCCGACGTGACCTCGCCCTCGGCCCAGGCCATCGCGTAGGACAGATCGGCGATGCCGGTGGCCACCCAGACACCGGTACCGACGCGGTCTTTGTGCATTGCGGTCACGTCGTACGTACCGGGCTTGAAGCCCGGCAGGATGGCGATATAGCGCTCACCAGCGGCGATGAACCAGACGCCGGCGCGCGTGCGCAGCCATGCCATCGGCGAAGAGTGGAACAGATCCACTTCGACGCTGACCAGCGGGCCATCACGGTAGACCTCGTCGTCGGCCAGACCCAGCCCGCTCGCCGCGTCCAGACCCTCATCGTCGAGATCCTCGCCCAGCTCACCCTCGGCGGCGTCTTTCGTTGCCTGCCCGAACAGCGACACCACAGTGTGCAGACCGTGCAGCCTCGAGGCGCCGACCACGTCCAGCACCAGCGCCTCTGATTTGCCGGGAAACGGGCGCAGCACGCGGCCGACGATCTGCGTGAACAGACCCTGAGACTTCGTCGGCCGAGCGATCACGACGCAGTCCGCAGCCGGCTCATCGAAACCCTCGGTGAGCACCATGCAGCCCGACAGCACCTGCGTCTGACCTGATCGGAATCGGTCGAGCACAGCGCGGCGCTCCCCCGGCGGCAGCCCGCCATGGATCAGCCCGACCGATCGCCCGGACGCCTCGATAGCGTCTCCGATCACCGTGGCGGATGAGACCGTCGGCGCGAAGAGCAGAATCCGGCGCTCGTCGGCGTGCTCCGTGATGGCCTTGGCCACGGCGGTCGGCGCCATGCTGGCCTCGATCGCCTCGCCGAGCTCGCCCTCGCGGAAGTCGCCGCCGGACGTCCGCACCTTGCTCAGGTCGAGATCGTCAACCTGCACATGCACGCCGCGCGGTCGCACCAAATAGCCCTCATGGATCATCTCGGCGATCGAGCGGGTATAGACCACGTCCTGCCAGATGTCGCCCAGCGCCGCCGAGTCGGCGCGGACCATGGTCGCCGTGAAGCCGACCGCCAGCGCGCCATCGCGCTCGAAACATCCGTAATGCTCCAAGATGGTGCGATAGGTGGCGGCGGTGGCGTGGTGGCACTCGTCGACCACGATCAGCGACACGTCGCGCAACATCCGCCGGCGCCGCTCATCGCGCAGCGTCTGCACGGTGGCCACGATGACCCGCGGCAGCGTCTCCCAGCGACCGGCCGTCATCACCCCGACGCGCAGGCCCGGCGCCACTGCGGCGAACTTCGCCACCGCCTGCTCGAGCAGCTCGACCGTGTGCACCAGCACCAGCACGCGCCCCGGCAGGTCGGACGCGCCGAGCCATTCGAGCCACTCTTTGGCCATATGAGCGAATACAACCGTCTTGCCGGCCGCCGTCGGCAGCACCACGGCCGGACGACGCAGCCCGCGCCCACCCTCGTAGACGGAGTTCCACACAGCGTCCAGCGCGTCCCGCTGGTACGGCCGTAGAGCCAAGATCCGCCCTGGGTCGGTCACAGGGTGACCCGCACGCGGTTGTCGTACTCCACGGGCGGCCCAGCGACCGGCCGATAGCGGCCGAGCAGATCCTCGACCGACTCGAGGTAGCGCACCTGCCGCACCGCGACGGTCAGCCGCTGCGTCGCGATCTTCGACACCCTGGCCGCCCCGTAGAGCGCCGTCTCCTGATCAACCCGCGCCCTGGCGATTTCAAGATCGCGTAGCGCCCGTCTCATGTCCGCACTGTCCGCCATGCCTCGACCGTAGGCCGCACCTAATGACGCGTCAAGAGGTCGATCGTAGGTAGCGGCGGGCGCAACACTCGCTCGGCGTTCCGTCAAGATCCAGCCTCCCCCAACACGGACACCACTTTGATCCACAACTACGGGGCGACTCCCAGCACCGGCATGGATATGGGGCGTCACCAGAGGTGCCTGCAACGAGCCAAACGTGAAAGTTTTTCATACAATTTTCAGCTCTCTCACACCATGATCCATAACAGATAACACCACGGCGCTTATAAGAGCGCGCCGGTTGTTATGGAGTGCTTACAAGATCTTGATAACAACCCATGTTATGGACGTTTCCGCAGGTCAACCATGTTATAACATGATCTTCATAACAGCCCATAACACCTGTTGTTATGTCCCGTTTTGCGAATGTATGTTATGCCCAGCAAGGTCAGCCTTCGTAGTGCTCTGGGCCACCCTGTACCCTCTTGTCTGGGTTTGCCGCTAAATCTTCTAATCCATCGAGTTCGATGAAGTAGAAGGCCTCGCGGCCCTGCGCCTTGGCGATCCGACCCCTCGCGATGAGCAGATTCCAGGCTCGGCCGAACGCCGTCGTGACCGATCCGGGCGTCGCTCCGAAGTTAGTTCTTTCGATGGATTTGGCCTTGATCCGCGCATACGTTTCGCCAGAGTCGGCGGTCTCCTGCATCACCGAGATGACCGCCAGCGCCCGTCGGTGTCCGTCCGGGAGCGCCACCGACGGGGCCACGAACCGCGTTCCGTCGGGCGCCTCGGCGGCGTCGTCGTTGGCGATCAACACCACCGAGCCGGCGTACTCATTCATGGTCAGTAGGAGCGGAGGCGCCTCCGCCGCATCCTTCTGTTTGGTGGTCTTCACCGAGATGGTCGCTCCGGTCTTCGACACGTCCAGCTCTGTGCCCATGGCGCCCCGTACGGCGGTGCTGCCCCGTCCGTGCTCGCCGCGGAGCCCGCGGTGGTGCACCAGTAGCACGCAGGCACCGGTCGCCGCTCTCAGGGCCTCCCAGGCGCCCACCGCCTGCCCCATGTCCTTTGCTGCGTTCTCCTCGAGCCCTTCGGTGACCCGCGCCTGCGTGTCCAGCACGATCAGGGCTGGCCGGCGCTTGCCGCACCAGTCGACGAACGCGGGCCAGTCCGGACCGCCGGTCTGTACGGGCGAGGTCAGCACCGCCACGTCGTGACGCTCGAGGCCGGCTCGCAGCCGCCAGGCCTGCAACCGCGCGTTGGCGCCAGCTGCGCCCTCGGCGAGCACGTACAGCACCAGCCCGCGACTGACCGCCCGTCCGTGCCAGGCTCGCCCGGACGCCACGCAGGCGGCCAGCTCGAGCGCTACGAAGCTCTTGCCGTGCCCGGATGGCCCGTTGATCCGAGCCAGGGTGTCGCGGTACAGGAAATCGGCGACCAGCGGTACCGGCGGCGGCACTCTGGCCAACCCCTCATCGTCGAGCACCTCGGCGTCGAAGTCGCGCACTGTGGTGCCGGCCGCCTCGATACGTCGCACCGCCTCGGCGCGTACCGCCTGTCGCCAGAGCTCGGTGGCCACGGCTGCCTCGAACGGGTCGGCCATACCCGCAGCGCTCTGATCGCTATCGGACAGAGCAGCCGCCTGCGCGGCGATGGCGGCGCGGCGCTGCTCGGCTAAAAAATCGGACAGCCCGGCCGGCAGCCGCTCCCAGGGCAGGACGCTGCCGACACCCTCGAGCGCCGGTCGCGTGGCCGGCTCGCGGACATGGCGCTGCACTTTGAGCCAGACCGACCACGCCTCGCCGTAGGTGAACGCTCCGTCGGTGTTGGCCTGCTCGCACGCCTCGAGGAATGCCGCCTCGATCTGTTCGGCGTCCAGCCGCGCCCAGGGCGCCAGCGCGAGCTCATAGAGCCGACAGCCGACGCGGAACGCGGTCTCATTGCGAGTGCCAGGCACGGCCTCGCGCATCCGGTCGAGCTCGGCCACGACGGCGGCCATGGCGTATCCGTGGCCTTCGACCACCGCCGCCCCTTGATCCGGCGCGACCGGTCGTACATATGGTCGAGGTTGGAGCAGCTCGAGCAGCCACGGCGCCGCCTCGGCGGTCATAGGCTCTGACTCACAGATACCTCGCGATGTCATGGTCGGGATCGGTCAGCACGCGATATGGCCCGCGCAGAGACACCGACGGCGGAGCCACGACGAAACCGCCGCGACCCCGCACGTCGTTGCCCGGCGGCAGGGCGCCGCGGCGGTTGGTCAGGTCGAAGCTCACGGCGGCCGACAGCGCCCAGTAGTAGTGGGTTCCGCCGGAGCCGGTCGACACGGTGTAGGTGTCGGGCAGCGGGCCGAAGCGCGCCACCAGCTCAGCGAGGCGCTCGCTACCGCCGTGGTCGGGGTCGACGTCGAGCACCCAGATACCGCTGGCCGGGCCGGTGACGATCCCGACGTTGGCCGCCGGCCGCGCCGCCCAGGCCGCGAAGACATCGGGCGCGGTGGACAGATAGTCGTTCTGCCACACGCGCCCGATGGGGTGTTTGCCAGGAGAAGTGCAGTATTGCCCGTCCTGGCAGGAGCAACAGCCAGCGCTGACGTCGTGCAGCGCGATGACCTTCCATCCGCGCTGTACGTACGCCGCGGCCATGGCCGACAGACTCAGGGATTGCGACAAAGCGACCTCCGTCCGGGCAGGGAACCGCGCGAGGTCTGGACACGTGCCAGAGGCTGAAGCCTAGAGCCGCGCCGCCCCGCCGAGCCAGATCCCGGACAGCTGGGCGCGTTGCCGGCACGCCGAGGCGTTGACGCAGGCGAGCGCGTTGACGTCCGGCCACCGCTCGATGGTCACCAGCGTGAGCTGATGGTGCGGCTGGGCGGTGCGGCAGGCCTGACACACTCCGAACCGGCTCACCTCGAGCACGTCCGAGCCCACGGCGGCGGCGCTCATGACGACGCTCCGCCGCTCAGTGCCGCTTCGGCCTCGGCGTCACGGCGGCGGCTTTCCGCCTCAACTTCGGGTAGGCCGACGGCGATGATTGCGCGGATGATCTCGCCCTGCGATATCTCGTCGTGCTCGGCGAGGTCGTCGATGCGCTGGCGCACGGCCGGCTCGACCATGGCCACGATCTGCGCCGTGAGTTTGGCCCGCGCCGGCGTGGCGCGCTTCCCTCCGCGCTTGGCCGTGACCACCACTGTCGGACGTCCGCGATGCGGCATCCGACGCCGCGCGCCATGCAAGGCGCCGACGGTTGTACACGCATCACCGGCCGCCGCGCCGCACAGAGTGCAGGCTGCGTAGTTGGCCCAGTTGGTCTCTGCCATGGCGCTCACCATATGTTGACGTGTCACTAGGAGTCAACTACCGTGACGGCCATGACTGAGCCGACCCCGCAGCCCGACAGCCAGACCGAGCACCAGATCCAGCTGCATTTCAACGCCCACCCGACGCCGGGCCCCGACGGCAAGATGTGGGTGGGCATCGTCTTCGCCTCCGGCCCCGTGATCGCCGAGGTCCGCATTCAGGACGAGATGGCCGACGCCGTCGCCGAGGCCATCCCCGGGATCATCCGCGACGCCGCCGCCAACGCGCGACGGGCCAATCTCGGCCTGATCATTCCCGGTAACGGCAACATGACCAAGATCGACCTGTCGAAGATGCGCGATCCGGGCGGTTCCGGCCGTGGGTGAGCTCGCACCGCTCCGACCGATCCTCGCCGACATTCTCGACGGCGTCATGTCGACGCTGCCATGGACCGAGCACCGTCGACAGGTGCGCCTGATGCGCGGCGCCGAGACACTGCGCTGGGCGCACGACTTCCACGAGGTGCCCAACTACGGCGAGCGCGACGAACTCGAGCGCCTGCGCGATTTCGTGCGCGGCGTCGAGGACATCCTCGGCGAAAAAGGCACCCATCCCGGCCACCGACTCAAGGCCGTCGCCGAGCTCATCGCCGACGTCGACGCCTGATCGGAATGCGCCCACGGCTGCGCGTCAAGATCCGCAGCTATTGCTACGGATGTCGCCGCGAACTGGGCGAGCGCTGGCACCGTGCATACGCCACCAACGCTAACGGCCACCGGATCTGGTGGGACTTCTATATTCACTGCGACGGGCGGCGGCTGGTGCAACGGCAGGGCTTCGCGACCTTCGACCGCGCGCTGAGCGCCGCCGCCCGCGCCTACGCCAAGCTGGCCGACAGCGCCTGCATCACCGAACCGCCGCCGCCGAACTGGACAGATGCGACGTGATCAGATGATCTATCAATCGGCACCGTGGTGGGCGCTGTCGGGCGGCGACATGGTCTGGCTGTGTGAGCAGCTGTTCCGCGTCGCGCAGCGCACCGATCCGGCCGCGCTGACCCTGCTCGACCGGCTCGACCGGCCGTACACGATGACGGTGGCGGTGCTCGAGCTGTCCGCGCCGATGGCGACCCGCGCCGTGCCGGACATCGTCGACGTGCTGCCGATTCTGTTCGACGCCTTTCCGACCATGCAGATCATGCCAGACTCGTGAGCGAGCCTGTTGACGTATCACTAGGTATGAAGGTAGGGTCGGCGACCATGACGCAGGAGCAGGCAGAGCAACCCACATCACCAACACGCGCGGCGGACATAGCCTTCATCGCCGACCGCGCGGCGGACCAGTGCCGCGAGATCTGGGCGGCGCACGACGCGGCCGACCAGATGCCGCCCGCGCCGCTGGTCGCCGCGCTGCATCGCCTCGCCGAGCTTTGGCGCGACGAGGCCGAATGGTGGCAGGCGTCCAACCGCAAGGGTCGCGTGTCGACCGCGCAGGAACTGCGCCAGAGCGCGGCGCGGCTGGCCGGCGTGGCGGTCAAGCTCGAGCAGATCGCACAGGCCACACCGGCGCCCTCGGCGCTGGACACGACGGTCGAGGACTACCTGACCGGCAAAACCGACACCTACCAGCCGACCGACCTTCGCCCAGGCTGGGCCGACGCGGACACGATCATCATTCCGGCCAACACGCTGCAGAAAGGTGACGTCGTGCACCTGAGCACCGGTAAGACGCCCTACATCGAGCGGCCCGACGGCATCGCCGAGGCGCTGGATCGCGCGGTCGACACGCTGCACGGTACGACGCTGGACAGCGACGCTCCGGCCAACCCGTTCGTCGCCCCGGGCGCGCCGTCGTCCGCCCCAATCAAGCCGTGCAGCTGGAACGACATCGACGGCTTGGCCAGGGATTTCAGCGGCGGTCGACTCGCGACGCCTCGGCGTGAGCATTTCTCACATTCCGCCGTATCAACCTATGAGTCCTGCTCGCTGCAGCTGCTGCTCAGCGACGCCAGCCGCGAGGGCGTCCTGCCGCCGCGGCGGCCGGCATGGTCACTGGTGGGCGGCGGCGCGTTCCACAAGGCCATCGAGCGGATCGAGCGTGACTATCTACTCGGCATCGTCTGGCCGCTCTCCGGCGTCGAGACGCTCTGGACCGAGGCCTTCGAGGCGGCCATTGTGGAGCAGCGCGACAGCGCCCTGCTCTGGCCGGTCGAGACGTGGTATGCCGCAAACGGCGGCAAAGAGGGTTACGACTGGTGGCGCGTCGAGGGTGGCGACATGATCCGCCGCTACATCGACCACCACGACGCCCGCCGCCGCGAAGCCTTCCCTACGCTGCACGTCAGCGAGGCGAGCGTCGATAAGGGCGCTATGAGCGTGGTGCCGGTGATTGAACTGCCGTTCACTATGGACGTCGAAGGCGTGCAGTCGCAGGGCTTCATCGACTTTGCCGTGCGCGGCGCCAGCCAGCACGACTGGGAAGAGTTGACGGTGATCGACTGGAAATCCGGCCGCCAGGAACCATCGGAGCATATCCAGATGGCGGAGTACGCCTGGGCGCTGCAGAGACTGCATGGTCCGGCGCGTGGGCCGATCTGGGGTAGCTACTGGATGGCGCGAAAAGGTGAGTACACGCCGCCGGTCAACCTGCTCGAGGACTATCCGTGGGCGGAGGTCGCCTACCGCTTCCGCTCGGCCGCGCGTGGCTACGCCGCTGGCGTCTTCACTCCGCACGTGACCAACCTGTGCGTCGCCTGCGGGTCACGCGCCTCCTGCCCGGCAGGCTCGCGATGAGCGCCTACCAGGACGCGCTGACGCTGCTCGAGCAGGGTGACGCCCAGGCCGTGCAGCTCATGGATCGCCTGCGCGAGGTGGGAGACGAGTCGCCCGATGACCTTGAAATGGACGTCATCGTCTCCCACCTCGCCATGACTCAGATCGTTCTGGTGGCACAGGTGCATGCGATCCTCGCCGTCGCCGACGCCATCCGCGACACCGGAGAGAAGTCATGACCGACGCGCGCGAGCGACCCAGCGTAGGGCGAATCGTTCACCTACAGGTCGAGGACTGGGAGGTCGGCGCGCCTTGCCACGCCGCCATCATCACCATGACGCGAGACGGCCTAGCGAGCGGCTGGGTGGATCTGACGGTCTTCCGCCCGGATGGCATTGTGCAGCGCCGCGAAGTGCACCACCAACAGGCAGGATCGGACGGGGTATTTGGCCGGGAGCTTCGCCCGCCGGGAACCTGGCACTGGCCGGAGCGCGTCTAGTCTCTTGACACGTCACTAAGTAGCTACTAACGTCAGTCGCAACCGACATAGGGAGTCCCATAATGCAGCCCAACCCGTTCGTTCCGCCGCCGCCGCCCGGCTCCGGCCTCGCTCCGCGCACTCGCGATATGGACGGGTGTCTCGTGGCATACCGGCCAACCCGTTTCGAGGCCAACATGCCCGGCCTCACTGCGGACGCCAAGCTGTCCGACCGCGTCACGGCCGACGTGTACATCCTGACCACGCCGGGAAACCGCGCCATCCAGATCGGCGGCAGCGAGGGTGGCGGCGGCAACGCGCCGCGCCCGCACTCGCACACCGTGACCGCGCCGGCGAAGTTCGACGGCGTCTGGATCAACTCGCAGGAGATCGTGCGCGCCTGCGCTCCCGGCGGCCAGATCGTCACCTCCGGTCTGGTGCTGGGTCGCATCGAGCGCGGCACGCAGGGCAACCGCCCGTGGCGCCTGATCTCCGTGCAGGGCACTCCGGAGGAAGGGCAGGCTATCGCTGTCTGGACGGCGATCATGGCCGGTCAGGCGACCTGGAACGAGCCGGTGCCCCTGCCGGGCTTCGCTCCGCCGCCGCCCGGACAGACCGTCGCCTACACTTCGCCCGTCCCGCAGCCCGCTGCTCCGGCCGCGGCGGTCTATCCGCAGGCCTACCAGCCGCAGGCGGCCAACGATCCACAGGCGCAGTTCCAGGCGTGGCTGGCCGCCCAGCAGGCCGCTGCGGCGCCGCAGCCACCCGCGCCTCCGGCCGTTGGTCCGGCGCCTGCTGGATGGAACCAGGCCGCCTGGGAAGGGCTGCAGCAGGTGCAGCGCGATCAGGTGCTCGCCATGATGGCGGGCCAGGTCGGCGCTCCGCAGCCCGGACAGCCGAGCGGTATCTGAGCAATGAACATCCTCGACGCGATCACCGCCGCCGCGCTGGACGCGATCGGCTCCTGACCTCGGGGGATCGAGCGGGGGGAGAATGGTCGGACGACTGGTTCTCCGAGCGACGCGCTGCCGCACAATCAAGGCGCGCGGCGTTCGTGACCGACCATCTCCCCTCGCTTGCTTATATGTCGCCGCCGCCGTGAAGGAGAGCACCGATGGGTGACACGCGAATTCTCGTCACCGGCTGGCGCGACTGGCCGGAGTCACACGCCCACGTCATCCACGAAGCCATTGAGCAGGCCGCGGAGGCAGTAGGCGGACCGTTCGGGCGGGTAGTCGTGGTGCACGGCCAATGCCCTTACGGCGGCGTCGATCTGTACGCGGCACAGTGGGCGCGAAAGCACGATCTGGCCAGCGAGGAGCCGCACCCCGCCGAGCGCGACAGGAGCGGTCGAATCCTTGGCCCGGCTCGCAATTCCAAGATGGTCAGCCTCGGCGCCGACATCTGTCTCGCGTTCCCTGGGCCCAGATCCAGAGGGACGTGGGACTGCGCCCAGAAGGCGGTAGACGCAGACATTCCCGTCATCTTCTACGCATGGTCGACGGCTTGGACCAGGGAGAGCACCGATGACTGAGCCCGAACGCGACGACAGCCTCGCCATGGCCTTGGGCGACCTCGACACGTACGAGGCGGAGGTGGCGAAGCTCAACCGGCAGGTGGAAGAGCTCGCCGGCGAGAACGCCCGGCTACGGCAGGAGGTCGCCGCGATCGAGGACGCGAACCGGCGACTCAGCATGGACGTCGCCGCCAGCCGGGCCGAGCGCGCCGCCGCAGACAGCGCGGCGGGCGTGTTTCGCGACATCGCCGACCGTCTGCAGGCCCGGCTGGACACCGCCACCGCCCACGTTGAGGAGTTGCGCGGGCAACGGGACGAGGCGCGGGCCGCTGCCCACGACGGCGACCATGACGAATTGATCGACGGCGTCGCTGGCAGCAACCCGTGGCCGCGACTTGATCCTCTCGTCGCCTACCTCGTCAAAACCGGGCAGACCACGGTCGCCGAGGACAAGCCCGCACCCGCTGACCCAGCAGGGCTGGACGCGGCGATCGCGGCGGCACGGCACAGGGTCCGCATTGAGGGTCGCTGGCCGTTTGAGGTACCGGACCACGTCCTCAAGCCAGCCGTCCGCGCTGCCGCTCCCCACCTCCGGGCGGCGGCACTGAACGAGGCGGCGGACAGCCTTGCTGAGCAAGCGATCGACGCGGGCTTCTACTCGGCGCAGGCATGGCTCCGCCACCTGGCGAACGGAGGCGGCCAGTGAGCGCGCATCGCTGGCCGTGGCTCACCCTGCGCGACCTCGCGCTGTGCTTCCGCCTGTTGGTACTGGTCGCGATCGCCGTGCAGGTTGCCGAGATGGGAGGTCGCAACGATGGGCGAGCCGGTGCCGTTTGAGCACAAAGGCGTACGGCTGTACCTCGCCGACGCGCTCGACCTCCTGCCGCAGCTGGCCGAGGAATCCGTCGACGCCGTCGTCACCGATCCGCCGTACGAGCTCGGCTTCATGGGGCGAGCCTGGGACGCCAGCGGCATCGCCTACAACGTCGAGCTGTGGAAGCACTGCCTGCGCGTACTCAAGCCCGGCGGGCACCTGTTGGCGTTCGGCGGCACCCGCACTTGGCACCGACTGGCGTGCGCGGTCGAGGATGCCGGTTTCGAGATCCGCGACACGATCTCGTGGCTGTACGGGTCGGGGTTTCCGAAGAGTCTCGACGTGAGCAAGGCCATCGACAAGGCTGCCGGGGCGCAGCGCGAGGTCGTCGGGCGCCGCACTGATGGCCGGTACGCCTCGGGTTTCAGCGATGAGGCAAAGCGGGCGCAGGGTGCGACAGCACACGACTACTCCGCTGGCTGGGTTGGCGACCCGACCGAGATCACCGCCCCCGCCACCGACGACGCGCGCCGCTGGTCCGGCTGGGGCACCGCACTCAAGCCCGCGCACGAACCGATCGTCGTCGCCCGCAGACCGCTGTCCGGCACCGTCGCCGCCAACGTGCTCGCCCACGGCACCGGGGCGCTCAACATCGACGCCTGCCGGGTCGGCGATGAGGTCGTGACCCAACATGGGCGCGGCGATAGCCAAAGCGGGAGCATGTCGGGGCGCAACTACGCCGAGCCTGCCGGCCGTTCGTGGTCCGGCCGCTGGCCATCCAATGTGGTGCTCGACGACGCCGCCGCCGCCGAGCTGGACCGGCAGAGCGGAACGCTCACCAGCGGCGCCAACCCGACCCGCCGCGGCGCTGACGGTGACCGGACAGTGCTCGGCACGTTCAACGGCCAGGCCGACGCCAACCCGCAACGCGGCGTCGACTCCGGCGGCGCGTCGCGATTCTTCCCGACCTTCCGCTACCAGGCCAAGGCGCCGACCAAAGAACGGCCGAAGGTTGACGGCGTCGCCCATCCCACGGTCAAGCCGCTCGAGCTGATGCGCTGGCTGGTGCGGCTGGTCACGCCGGCCGGAGGTGTCGTGCTCGACCCGTTCGCAGGCTCCGGCACTACGGCCGAGGCCTGCATTTTAGAAGGCTTCGCGTGCGTCACGGTGGACAATGAGCTGACGCACCTGCCGTTGATCTTCGAACGCCTCAATCGAGCGGAGCGCCCGTCGTGAGCACCTTCATGCGTTGGTGGTTGATCTTCTGGGTCGAGTTCGCGCTGCTGCTCGGCGTGCTCCTGATCGTGGGCACGCCATGACCACCGCCACGAAGCCAGCCGACGCCCTGTACCTCGAGGGCGTGGCGGACGTGATCGGCGTCGAGCTGCGCACCGCCTCGAGCTACCGGGCGCGCCGGCGCCTGCCGGAGCCGGACGGGTACGACAACGACCGCGGGCATGCCCGTCCGTGGTGGGCGCGCGATCGGATTCTCGCCTGGGACGCCGCGAGGCCAGGATCAGGCAATTGGCGCAAGCCGCAGCAGACCGACCATGATCGTAACTAGCGGTAGTGCCCGATTCGTTCCTGATCTTGTAGCTAGTTGATCTCTAGAGCATGATCTTTTACAGCCCGGCCTGCATTGTCCCACTTTGCAGGTCAGCCGTTCGGGCAGAGTTCGGAGCCGATCGAGGAATGTAAGGGGTCAGATCGGATGCAGCCCCTTACACCGTCCACATTGGACGATATACGCGCCGTGAGACCGGCGGCGTTATGTCCGCAATGATTAGCATTCTCGCGCCTCGAATGCGGACCCCTATAGGTAGAGAGACTTTTTCCCGCAGGTCACGCGGGCTTGCATAATGCAGCCCGCGCTGTACTCTGGGAATCAGGAGCTACGAAGGGAGTCGACATGGAGCACCGCGTAGAGGTCGGCCAGTTCGGCTGGGCCTGCTCCTGTGGCGCCGGGCGTGAGTGGCCGCTGGCACCGGTTAGCCGAGCGCGAGCAGCGGCGAACCGGCATCTGGTTGCAGCGACACGCAAGGCGTAACCACTAGCCCGACCAGCAGGCACCGACGTGCGAGCCGTCGGCGGGCACCACCACGAATCAAGCGAGCGCAGAGCACCGCCGGACCACGGGGTCGGCGTGAGCACGGCTCCGGGGCCAGCCCGCCGCTGGCCAGATGGGATTGGAGACCCATCATGATCCTTTCCGAACTTAAGCGCCTGCGTCTGCTCGTCCTGGTTGTCGTCTGCATGGGCATCGGCTCATCAGTCGCGCTGAACGTGATGCACGCGCCGCACAATCTCGGTGCTCGCTTCGTTGCCGCCGTGCCTCCGCTGGCGGTCTTCGTGGTCATCGAGCTGATCAGCCGCATCCCGTCGTCCAGCAAGCTGCTGTCTGCGGGTCGCGTTCTGGCTTCCCTGGTTGTGTCGGGGGTCGGTGGTTCGGTTTCGTACGTGCAGCAGATGGCCTACGTTCGTCAGCTCGGGTACTCAGGGTGGATCGCAGTGGTCTTCCCCGCGTGCATCGACGGCGTAATGGTGGTCGCAACCCTGTCGCTCGTCGAGGTCGTCCGCAAGATCCGGCAGGTTAAGGAAGCCCAGAGCGCCACCCCGACAACAGCCGCGCAGATCCGGGCAGCGGCCGACCAGCACGAGGACGCGCGGACCCTGGCCTACCGCAAGGCAGCAGCGGAGCTCCGTCGGGAGAGTGCGGTTCCGTTGTTGAGCGCGAAGCCCCGCGAGTTGTCGGAGTCGCTGACAAGCTGATCAGTCCGCACCAGCGGGCCGGTTAGCCGCTCGGTACGGTGAAGCGAACAGCCCCCCTGTCTAACCGGCAGGGGGGCTGTTTTGCGTTCAGGCTCGGCTAGGAGCCGTCCGAGCAGTGCCGCACAGGCTGCAGCTTCCACTTCACGCCGGACTCACCACCGCTCCGTCATCCCAGACGTTGCCCGACCAGACGTTGCCCGTGCGACCGGTGGCGAAGTCGGTGATCGGGCCGAACGCCCCGCACTTGCCGTTGCCGCCGCGCTGCCACACGTTCTCCACGAAGACCTGGTTAGTGGCGTTGGTCGGGTCGGAGCTGAACGGCTTACCGCCGGTCGCTCCGCCGTAGGCGCAGAAGCTGTCGGTCGGCGAGGCGAGC